TAGTTTACTTTCCGTTCCCCTCCGCCCCGCTCTTTATTGATTTTTTTTTTTTTTTTTTTTTTTTTTTTTAAATACAGTAAGAGGGGGGGGGGTGGCTCGGAGGCTCAGAGATGGCCCCAACAGAAACTGACAGAGCTGGTCCCCTGCCTCCGGGCTGGTCCCGTCGGCCACGGGAGAGTGAGAGGGTGCAAGTTAAAATACAATGTAGGTCAATCCTACACATACTTGCGCCACCAATCAACGGGACCAGAAAGGCACATACTTATGGGCAAACTTCCTCGAAGATATGGCTTGAAGCCGGTCCGGAGTTTTGCTATAATTGACGGGCAATCGAAAGAAATGGCACGGCCCCACGGCCATCGCCCTCGAAAGGACTTCACCATGTAACAGTTTGGCCGGAAAGATCAGGCGGCACCGGCTCGCGAGCAACGCCGCCTGAAACGAAACTTAAACCCGCCACCTGAACCGTGGCACGGCCCGTTGAAACCGAGGCCGAAATGGAAAGGGATTTCCAAAATGACTGACTTCGCAAAAGATCTTGAAATCGCCCGCGCCGCAATTGCAAACCTCGAAGGGGCTTGCAAGCGCCAAGAGGGAGATTTGCCGGAATTGCTCACAGAGGCGCTTCCGGCGAACATCACCGCGCAACTGTTGATGAACGCTTTGCCGGACCTGACCATGAACTTCGCAAACAAAGCTTACTGGCTTGATGTGGCAAACCACATGGGGCCTGACTTTATCAAGGCCCTCCGTCACGTCGCGGCTTTCATGGCCAAGGTTGACGAATTTTAAGTAGCGTAAGACTGGGGCGGGAGGCGTAACTAGTCTCCCGCCCTGAGCCGCAAGAGTGCTCTAAACCCCACTGAAAGGAACGAAAGAAATGACCGAGATTACGGAAACGCAACTCCGCGAAATGAATATCGCGCAAACGGCCGAAGACTTTCAGGCCGATCTTGAACAGACTTCGCCCGCTTGGCTCTGGTCCGCTTTCATTTTCAACCAGTCGCCACAAGGCCATGACCACTGGGCCGATCGGGCCACCGGCGAGCTTCCTCTGACTGAGGCCGACCGCGAATGGCTCGGCGAGGTGCTGGAAGCCCTGAAGCGCCGCGAAGCTTCGCAGCCCGCCCTGAGAGTGGCCGACGATCTGATCGAGGCTTTCATCGGCATTGGCCGCGCCGGCACTCCGGAAGGGGCACGGCTCGCAATCGTCGAGGCCACGCCGCGGGATCGGCTTGATGTCTACTGCCACTGGAACGGAATTCTTGGCTACTCTTCCCGCCTCGCCGACATTATGGAGGATAAGATTAGCTAGGCGAAACGCGGGAGGCGGAGGCGTAACTAGTCAGGGCGTAACTAGTCCCACGTCCCTCCCGCGTCCACAGGAACCCCGGCCTACCTGTGCTGATGAGCCAGGCCGAACGTGAAAGGAACCTCGCTATGACCTATTCCACCCTTCTCCTCGCCCGCATCTATGCCAGGCCCGCGAAGCCGGTTTCTCTGCCCCAGGTCTCGATCCAAGGAGGCGCGAAATGAAAGCGAGATGTGTAAAGTACTACCCGCTTGTGTCGGCGCATGATCTACCCTACCTTACAGTCGGGAAAGAATACGAGGTGCTCGTTGATGATGGCGAGCTTTTTGAAATGCTCGACGACGGCGGCACTCGCTTGTGCGTTTTGTGGCAGGGCAGCTCCCATGGAATTTTTGAAAAAGTGGAGGAAGGGGAATGACGGAATTTGAACTCGAGCTGGCACGGTTTTGCAAAGCCCTTCAGGCGGAACTTGCAAAGCCCGCCTCGGACTGGTTTGACCGCGACTTCGGTCTTTGCGAAAACATCTACCAGTGGGCCGGCGGGGGCCGTAATCACCACGAGAGCCAGGCCCTTCAAAACCAGCTTTCCGGCCTCTTCATGAACGAGTTTGGAAATGGTACATTCCCCTTCGAGTCCGGCGCAGACCTTGAGGCCCGCTGGTGGAGCTACAACGCCGCCGCCACCAACGACCGCCTCTACGCCAATCCCCGCCGCCTCGCCTTCATCACCAAGTGGGCCGCGCTGGCGCCGTGAGACCTTTCTGCCTCGGGCGGGCTTCGCCCGAGTTGGAAATGCCTCAACCAAGAAAGGAACCTCGAAATGGACTTGAAAAACATACTGGCGGTCAGGCCCGAAACACTGGCCCAGGAACAGGAAAAGGCTTTGGCCGATTTCACCTCTGGGCGGCTGTGCGAAATCGCAGCACTCATTTCAGCCGGCGCCTATGAACAGGTAAAAAGCTATCTGGCCTATTCACCTGCCGGCGACGATATGGGCTGCGACAACAGCTACATTTCGTTCAAGGACGAAACTGGCCTCGAAGACATCGGCGAGGTAATCGACCGGCTTATCGAGCTGGAAAAGAAAGGAACCTCGAAATGAAAGATTACATCATCCAGCTTGTCGTTGAAACGACCCGCGCCACAGCGGTCCTCGGCATCATCGGCCTGGCCCTTTTCGCCCTCGTCGGATATGGAGGCTAAGATGACCTCTCGCCAACTCCGCATATCTCTGGCCTCTTCCGGCGAGCTTGCCCTCTTTATTCCGGCCCCTGCCACTGCCAGCGGCGGCCATACCGTAGAGGTCCCTTGCACCGTTGAGGGCCTTCGCCTCATTCGTGAGACCCTCACCCGATATTCCGCTGGCGAAACCCCCGCTATCGGTTCCGCCTCGCGTCCGGTTCAGTCCGACATTCAGGCCCTTCTCGCCGCATTCCGGCCCGGCCCTAAGAAGTTCAAGGCCGCGCCGGACCTCGAGGTCGAAATCGACTTTTCCATCCTCTCTGACCTGAAACTCTAAGGAGCCCTCCTATGCTTGACCGTGAAAAATACGACACCGCCTGTGATATTCTGGAAGCCAGCTGCAGTCTTGCGGCTGAAATAGGCGTCCCCACGCCTGAGCTTCTCGCCGCTCTTACTTCCACCCTCGGCTCTATTGCCGGCGCCAGCTTTAAGCCGGAACGCTTCGACGTCGGCCTCGAAAATATCATCCTGGCCCTCCGCAAGACGGCTGAAATGGAGCGTGGCAATGGCCAGGCGTGAACCGCCAAACAAACCACGTTCCCCCTACGACCCGAAAGGAAAACAAAAGATGAGCAAGTTTAACGACGATCTGACTTCCGACTATATGAGGAAAGTCTTAGACAATTTGGTCAAGCAAAAAACAATTGGCGTCAGGTTCACAGATGCCCCTGACCCTTTCGCCCCTTCCACTCCTGGCGCCTCCGCTGTCAAGCAGTGGCTTCATGAAACGCGCTCCGACGTTACCTGGGACGCCATCATCGGCAACACCGAGGCCAAGCGAGCCCTCCGCCTCGCCATCGAGGACACGGTGCAGCACGCCGATCTTTTCCGAGCTTACGGCACCCTTCCCCCGAAGGGCGTACTGCTCTACGGCCCACCCGGCTGCGGCAAGACGATGTTAGCCAAAGCAGCCGCCACGGCCCTCGACGCCCCGCACTACCTCCTCATCAACGGCCCGGAACTCGAGTCGAAGTGGTACGGCGAAACGGAGGAGCGTATCCGCGCCATCTTCAGCTATGCCCGGAAGTACGCCGAGCACTACAAGAAGCAACTCCTCATCTTCATGGACGAGGCCGACAGCTTCCTTATTCCACGCGGCACCGGCCACGCTGTGAACGAAGGTGCCGTGGCACAGTTCCTGACCGAACTCGACGGCATGGACAGTCTCGGCGCCTTCATCATCCTCGCCTCCAATCGGCCAGACCACATCGATGAGGCCTTGCTCCGTGACGGCCGTATCGGCAGGAAGATCAAGGTCGAGCGCCCTGGCTACGAGCAAGTCATCGACATTGTTCAGGCCCTCGTATCTTCCCTCCCTGTCCATCCGTCTTCGCGTCGTGAGGACCTGGCCGTGACCGCCGCCGAGGCCCTCTTTCATCCGCAGCATGTCCTCCAGGACCTCGCCGCGGTGGGCTTTCGCATGACCGAGGAAGGGCCGGAGATTTCCCAACACCGCGCCCTGCACTTCTGCCTTTCCGACATCGTCAGCGGCGCCATGGCAGCGTCCCTCGTAGAAAGGGCAAAGCTTCGTGCCATCGAGCGGGACAAGGAGCATGGCCGCGCCCTTGGCCTCTGCAACGAGGACCTCGTCTTCGCAGTGGAAGAAATCTTCCGCGACAATCGCGGCCTCAACCACAACTTCGCCCTCGAAGAATTTGTCGAGCGCAAGAAGCTGGAACTCAACAAGAAGGCGATGAACTGATGACTAAGATCGTTTACAATTCCTGCTACGGCGGCTTTTCCCTCAGCAAGACGGCTATTCTCCGCTACGCTGAGCTAAAAGGCATTACTCTTTACCAGCGAGTTGACGACCGCTTTAAGGGCCTCGGCGACCATTTCTCTAGCTGGTACCTTGACGAGGCTTACACCAAACATTGGTCCGACCGTGACATCAATCGAACAGACCCTGTTCTCGTCAAAGTTGTCGAAGAGCTTGGAACGGCTGCCAATGGACGTTTTGCTGAGCTTTGTATCGCCGACGTTCCAGTCGGCACACGCTACCGCATCGACGAGTATGATGGAAACGAATCCGTCATGACTGTCGAAGACTATGAATGGAGTATTGCCTAATGCCCTGCGCCACCATCATCCTTTCCATCGTACTCGGTTTCGGAGGGCTTCTTGCCCTCCTTTCCGGCGTCGTCATCCACCAGCGGGCTAAGGCCCTCGAAGCGTCTGGAGGCCTCGAATGATCTACTACGCAATCAGGCACAAGGAAACCCAGGCCTTCCTTTCCGCGGCCTGGCAAAAAGGCGGCACGTATTGGGAGGGCGAGGCCGACAACCTTCCGCCCAGGCTATTTAAAACAAAGATGGCCGCGCAGAAGTTTGTGGAAATGTGGGCCAAAGGCTGCGCCTCCGTCAAGGAAGAGTGGCGAGAAAGCTCACCACTCGGCCCGCGCGAGTGTATCCGTGTTTATACAGTTTACGACGACCAAGGCCGCTCCCGTTCCGACCTTCTCATCGTCCCTCTTTCCCTTTCGGAGGTCTAACCAGTGCCATCCTCCCGTTCCCTCAACGCTTACTCCGACGTCAAGCTCGTCCTCGACAAGGCCGTGGCCGACGGCGGTTTCAGCTTCCGACTTCCGAAGCCCTCTCGAGCCACGACTTTCAAATCCCGTATCTACAACTGGCTCCGCATTTGGCGGAACCACGAGCGCGAGCGGATCGGAAATCTTCCCGCCGGCCAGGTCCCGCCTTCCCCCTACGACGACATAGTAGCTCGGATCGATCCGAAGGACCCCTGTGTCATCCATCTTACCGTTCGCCAGGCAGACTTCCTGGCCGAAATCACCACGCCCGAAGGAGGCCCAGTTGAACTTTCCTACGACCACTCCAAAAACTCGACGGCAGCGCCTCTCGACGACCTCGAAGATACCATTCGACAGTTCGCTCGAAACGCCGGACTTGACCTCGACTAGCCCGCACCTCCATGTTCCGTATCTTCTTCGCGAGAACTGGGAATGTGCGACGATTCTACCAGACGGTACGGTCTGCGGCCGTCACGTCACCTCTGAAACCTTCGCTTTTTGCCCCGAGTGCTTGAAGCGATTTACCGTAAAAGGGAGTACGAAATGACAAAGTTCGTAAAACTAACTGGGTATAAAAGCCCAGCTGCCGGCGAGACCTTTCGCACAGAGCCACTGTGGGTCAATCCAGAGCTTATTGCGCATATGAGCCAACACCAGGCCCGGCGCGAACGTGCCGCCAATGGCGCTTACTACAACACTTTCGTAACTGTCACCGGCATCGCTTTTGCCGCCGCCTTTGCGGAAGAAGTGGTCGGCGTCAGTGTCCTCGAAACACCAGAAGAAATTATGGAGATGGCGCGATGACCTCCACCTACTACCTCGCCCACCATGACGGCACCGGCTGGTGGCACCTGCTCGAAGTCCTCACGGTGAAGGCCACTGAAGAAGGTCCAATCCCTCTCGAAGTGGCCCGCGCCCATTGGCCCCAGGTCAAAGGCGATCCGGCCAACTGGAAAATCCTCATGGCCATCAAGGATTCCTCTGATGAAAATTGAAATCGAGGTCCCCAACGACATTCAGCTTTGCTCTCTCTCCCGTGAAGGAGGCTGGAAAGGCGAAGCCCATGCCACCTGGCGTGTCGGCGTGAAGCTTCTCCAGTCCGATCCGTGGGAAAGCTTTTGCTTCTGTTCCGCGGCTGACCCGGACCCTCAGGTCGCCGCAACGCGCGCCGTCGAAGCCCTCCGGGCAGACCTCGCCGCAATCCAGCGCCGGATGGAAGATCGGCCCGCCGCACCTGCGTTGGACCTCTCCTTCCCTATCAACCTCGACGATATTAGTCTTTAACGTCAGGACGGGGGCGGGCTTGACACCAGCCCCCAGTCCCGCTATAATCGTAAGTCTTCGCAACCTCGAAAGGAACCCAGCGATGGAACAGGAATTGAAGAACGCCCTCGACCGCCTCGAAGAACGGCTTGAAGAAAAGCAGTGCTGCAACATTTTTACAAGCTCGATCATCTACAGCCACGCAATGCTCGACGACTACATCAGCATCGCCTACCGCACGAGCCCCAAAGCCGATCCGATTTCTTTCTCGGCTTGCGGCTCAATCGCCGAGTGCCTGACCAAGATCCATTCTCACATCAGTTCCATTCCGGCGAAGGCCGACCGCGAGCGGGCCGAGTTCTACAAGCTCGTCACCCGCGCCGCCGAGTTCGGCAAGTCCATCGACATGGACGAGTCCCTCATCAACCCGCTGGAAGAAATGGCGAAGAAGCTGGCGAGTAATGCCGTGACTTTTCAGCCCATCGGCGGGGAAGCTGTTGGGCGGACCGCTTTCGCCCAGGACCTCAACGACGAAATCCCCTTCTAAGGAGCCCTCCCATGCACAAACGCAAATTCTTCATCCAGCTTATGGACATCTCGGCCGAGCCTATTGAGCCTGGCCTTACCGTTTCCGCCTTCACCATCGACCATGCGCTGCAGGTTTGCAACGCCTGGATCGCCGGCACAGGCAAGGACCTGCTCGTCTACGAAATCCGGGCCGAAGCCAAGCGCGGCCTCGAATATACGGAGTCCCTCTGATGAAGAACACTGTTTGGCTTCTTCAAGCCTCTTTCAACGACTACGACCAGCATGGCGCCTACACCCATGCCGTATTCGCAAAACGCCCTACGCTGGAAGAGCTTACCAAAGTTCTGAACGACGAGGGCCGGGCGGCTGACGTACTAGCCGACCGTGGACGCCGAAACTACGAATATATGTGGTACAATCTTCGTCAGGTAACTTTTGGCGAAGCCATTAGTGAGGAGTCCCTCTGATGGCTCGCCCCAACAACTTCCGACGCTGGGCCATCTACGGCCAGCTCGTTCGCGCTTGCAACCACATCATCGCCCTCGCAGCTTCGCCGGACCTTCTCCCCGGCGAGGCCCAGATGCTCCACAACGCCCGGCTCGAACTGGAAGCGGTCACGCGCCAGGTTGAAGCGCGGCTTCGGCAGAAAGGAAACTAGCATGGCCGACTTTCGTGTCACCTCCACACCCGGCTACAATACTGAAAAGCATGGCCAGCACGGCGCCGAGCTTAACTTCACCCTTCGCGGCAAGCAAGGCGCCATCGTTGCACACATTCATACAGGCATATCACCACTAGGCTCCTGGCCTTCGCGTGAAAGCTACGGGCCAACCTGCGAAGGCGTCAATCTTTCCCACGCAAATTCAATGGGCATCTTTGCCCACAGTGAACTCAACGAGCGCACCGCCTCCGATACCGAGTCGCCAATGGTTGAAAAATGCGATTGGCTCGAAGGTCGTGCCTGTGTCTGCGATGGCCAATGGTACTCGCAAACTGATACTATGAAGGCTTTCGCTTGCGAGGGCTTTGATGGCGTGAAGCGCGTCCTCGAAGGGCTTTACGAGCATCACTATGGGGAGAAGGCCTGATGCCCATCTTTCTCAAGCTCACCGAACACGGCGGCTACCGCACACAGCTCTTCAACGTCGCCACTATCTCAACCATTCAGCAGTCGTTAATTCAAGACCAGCTTAACGGCTGCAAGATTTTCTTCGCTGGCGACGGCGAGGGGTACTTCCGTTGCGCGGAAAACCTCCCCGATATTCTCCGCCGCTTACCAGAGGGGTCCGTGCTATGACCTGCGTCAAAACCGGCTGCCACATCTACATCATCCCGCAGGGCGTCTATGCCTACGGCGATGCCCACGAGGTTGACGGCGTATATTTCTTCCGCCTCGTGGAAGAGTCTCTTACACCCCTCTCCGAGGTTCTCCACTACGAGGTCAACGGCTACGCCTACTGGTGGGACAGGTGCAAAGACATCTTTTGTACCACCCTCATCGTGCAAGGCCACGACGTTCTCAGCTACGGCTACACTGGCCGTGCCCTCACAGAATTTCCCTACCACAAGGAGCCCTCCGAATGACCCCCTTTCCCCCTACCGCCGAGCAGTCCGCCATTCTTTCCTTCGTCGCCTCATCCCGTGACAACCTCATCGTTTCGGCCCTGGCCGGCGCGGCGAAAACTTCTACCCTCGTTCGCATCGCCGAGGCTCTCGCCGGCACGTCCATGCTCTTCCTCGCCTTCAACAAGCGCATCCAGGTTGAAATGAAGGAGCGCCTTCCTTCTACCTGCGAAGTCAAAACCCTCAACGGTCTCGGTCACGGCGTCTGGAAGGACTACCTTGGCAAACACCTGAAGCTGAACGACGACAAAATCTACCAGCTTCTCCGTGACTACATCGACCGTGCCCAGGACCTCGACCTTCAGGCCGCGCTTCGCGAGAACCTCAACACCCTGAAGAAGGCCGTCCAGTTCGGCAAGACGTGCGGCTGGATCCCCAACGCGCACGACAAAGCTCAGTCCTCTTTGCGCCTCATGGACGACGAAGAGTTCTTCGCCCACTGCGAAGATGAGTTCGAGGACTACGAACGCGCCGCCATCATCACGGTCAGCTTGCGTTCCATCGAGCTCGGCTTCAAGGGGGAGATTGACTTCGCCGACCAGCTTCTCCTGCCGACGGTCTTTCGCGCCAGCTTCCCTGTCTTCCGCGTCATCGGCGTGGACGAGGCGCAGGACCTTTCGGCCCTCAACCACCTGATGCTTCGCCGCCTTATCAAGGCTCCGGACAAGCAGCGCATTATTGCAGTCGGCGACCGGTGCCAGTCCATCTACGGCTTTCGCGGCGCGCATGAGGAGTCGATGGACTTGCTCGCTCAGGACTTCAACATGACCGAGTTCCCCCTGACCGTGTGCTTCCGCTGCCCGCAGTCCGTGGTCGAGGAAGCCCGCTCTCGTGCCCCTGCAATGCAATGGGCGCCGACGGCCGAGCTTGGCTCTGTCTCCAAGCTTTCGCCCTGGTCCGCACATGACCTTCCAACCTCGGCCACGGTCATCTGCCGCAACAACGCTCCGCTTTTCCATACTGCCATCAGGCTCCTTAAAGCCGGCCGCTACCCCGAGCTTATTGGTAACGACATCGCCGCCGGTTTGGTGAAGGTAATGGAGAAACTCGGCAAGCCGGAAATTTCACAAGAGGCTGCGATGATCGCGCTTGCCGCGTGGCAGGAGAAGACGGAGGCGAAGACCAAGAACAAGGCCTCGGTCCGCGATCGCGCCGACTGCATCAGGATCTTTCTACGTCAGGGCGAAACGCTCGGCGGCGGCATCGCGGCGGCGAAGAAGGTCTTCAGCTCCACCGGCCCGATCAAACTTATGACTGGGCACAAATCTAAGGGGCTTGAGTTTAAGGACGTATTCTTCCTCGACGATGACCTGATTGACTTAAAGCACCAGCAGGAACGAAACCTCCGCTACGTCATTCAGACGCGCGCGCAACGCAGCCTGACGTATATCTATTCGGCGGAATACCTGGAAGGAGAAGAGGCATGACCCAACACATCGAGGAAGCGCGGAAGACATACAGAAATGGATGCAACTATCCTCCAGAAACACCGGTTGCAGATGGCACTTTAATTCTCGCTATTGCCGCCGCCCTCGCCGCAGCAGAGGAGCGCGGAAGGAGTGAGGAACGTGAGCGGTGCGTCGCTGTGTTCGACCGCCTTCTTAGCCAGATGGTTGAGCTAGAGAAGTTCAATCGCTCGTATGCGCTGAGGCTTACAAGTCTTGCAAAGGCCGATTGCGCCGCCATCACCAAGGAGCAGACACCATGACCGACGCAATCGACAGGTTCCGACATTGGCTTATCAGAAAGCTATCGTGCGGAGACATGATGATCCTCAACGCTCACATCAGGTCCGATGGGAAATTTATTCCGCGTAATCTCGGCCCGGCAACCATCGCGGAAGCAGAGATAGACCTTGCGGAAGGTGAAAGCGCGCTCTCCATCGGGCGGGGGCTAACAGGGTCAGGAAAATTGAAGCTAGCCGAGTCCGGCACGATCACCTTTCACAACGTCTACATCCAAAGCGCGTCTATCCCACAGGAGAAACCATGACCCGCCCCACGATCCTTGACCTGGACCTAGTCGTCGTGCCGAGAGAGGCGACGGTTGGGATGAAGGTTGAAGCCAATTCCTATGTGGATCTTGGCCCCGCAGACACCTTTACCGTCATGCTATCCGCCTCCCCATACCCCACCGCATGGGATGACGTGCAGAAGTATGTCGAGGGGCTGGAGCAGAAAGAAGCGCTGGAATCCGCATCGCTTACTGGCCTGCTAAACGCGCTTGAACACCACACAGGTGAACGGCATGGCATCATGGCTATCCGGCATCTAGTTGACCGCGCCGAAGCCTCCGAAGCTCGCATTGCCGAGCTTGAGAAGGATAAACACGCGGCACTTACCATGATCGCTATGCTTGAGAAGCAACTGGCGGGGAAAGAATAGCCCATCCAGGCCGCGGACCAGCCCCGCCAGAAACTGTTGCGACCATCCCCCATCCTCCGCATTTTCTTGTTGACGTGCCGCGCCAGTCCATATAGTGTCAAACATGCAATCGGGCCATGACGGACCCGACGAACCCAAACCAAGGAGCCCTATCATGGCCGAGTCGAAAACCATCACCATCTACGAAGAAGAGTTCACTGTCACTACGCCTTACGCTGAAGGCCACGTCGTCACCGCAGCTGAAGCCAAGGCCCTCAACCAGGTCCGTGCCGAGAACATCGCTAACAACTTCCGCGCCAAGATCAAGGCCGCGAAGGAAGAAGGCACCCTCGATCAGGTCCGCGCTGACCTTGCCACCTACGATGCCGAATACGTCTTCACCCTCGCTTCCGTCGGCGGCGGCCGTGCCCCTGTCGATCCGGTCGAGCGCGAAGCCAAGAGCATCGCCACGCAGCTCGTCACCAACATGATCCGCGAGCAGAAGGGCATGACCAAGAAGGACTACCTGGCCCAGGAAGGCGGCGAGGAACGCTTCGCCGAGAACGTCGCCAAGCTCATGGAACGTGCCGAAGTCATCGCCGCAGCCAAGAAGGCCGTCAAGCAGCGCGAGGACCAGAAGAAGACCCTCGCCGGCATCGAACTGGGCTAACCCCTAGGCAACGGCCCATCATCCCGAGCCGTTGTCCCTCCAGCCCGCCACCTTTGTTCCTTTCGGTGGCGGGCTGCTGAGCTTACCGAGCCGCTCCAATTCAAACCCCTGGTCCGTCGGGGTGGTGATTTGGCTGCAAACCTTCACCGGAGCGGCTCGCTAAACTCTTCGGAAAACAAGGAGCCTTCCGATATGTTCACCTACACCGCATCCCTGCGCGGCGCCCGCTTTCGTGGCGGTAACGCTGTGAATATTCTTCGCCTTCTCGAGCCCGGCGACCGCATCGCTATTGAGCCGGACTTTGAAAATCCCTACGACCCCAACGCCCTGAAGTGCATCGTCAACGACGAGCACGTCGGCTACGTCGCCAAGGAAGTCGCTGCTGACATCGGCCCCCAAATGCAGGAGAACGAAAACCTCGCCGCCGTTGCCTTCCTGCTCAAGCACGAGGCCGACGCCAAGGGCAATCCGAATCCCCTCATCTATGTCTGCGTCATGGACACTGGCGAGGGCGAGGACGAGGACATGGCCCGCGACTACTACGAAGACGAGGCCGAGCTTTACGCCCCGTCCGAGGACTGACCTATGTCAGTGGAACTGGAACTGCTTGGCCGGGCTCTTGCGTCCGAGTTCGGTATAGCCATCCGGCTTCTTCAGCCATCCGACACCGCACTCTTTAAGCAAAAACTTTATCGAGTACGGAAGTCCGACCAAGCGTTCCAGTCCCTTTCGATTGTTTCCCCACCCAACGATCCCCTCGCATTGTGGATCGTCAAACAAGGAGTTAGCGATGGCCAAGGTTAGCCTTCACAAGCATACGCTCAAACTCCGTGAGGGCGATTACGATGCCCTTATGGACTTCTACCCTGAAACCGGCGCGGCCTTTGCCATCCGCAAACTCGTTGCGCGTCATGTCGATAAGCTTCGGTCCTCGACCGTAGAGGCCCTTCGCGAACTGGAGTCTTCCGATGTCACAAGCGATTGACACTACCAAATCCCCCTCCGACATTCAGCGCCTTTTCGATGAAGACCCGCTCAACCTCACGCGCGGTGACATCGACGAGCTGATCCGCGTCTATCGCAATGCCCGCCATCTGTTCGCTTCCGGCAACGTCAAGGCCGGCTCGATTAAGGCGCCGACTGCCAAGCAGAAGGCCGTGAGCAGCTTGGCCGCGAAGATCAACCTCGATGGGATTGACCTATGAGCACCGCCACTCTGACGTTGAATATATCTGTTGCTGAAATGCGCGCCTTAGAAAAGCTCGCAGAAGAACATGATATGTCAAAGACTGCTGTTCTGAGGCAAGCGCTCCGTCTGTACCAGTACTTGCATGAGCGCGCTAAAACTGGCGAAACCTTGATACTGTCCGGAGACAAGCAAAGAGCTTTGGATTTTGTCGGCCCAGGCTTCGGCCAAGATTTGAGCGAGGACCCGCTATGACCCAGCCCCTTTCTTTCGACGCCGACGGCGTTCAGTTCGCGTGGGATGCAACGTCCATCGAGAACTACGACAAGTGCCCGCGCTACTATTACTACACCAACATCGAGGGCTATCGTCCGTCGAACAAGTCCGTCCACCTCCTCTTCGGCGGCTTCTACGCTACGGCCCTGGAACACTTCTACAAGCACCTCGCAGATGGTATGTCTTTTGAAGACGCCCAGGCCGAAATCGTTTGGGAAGCCCTTCGCTCTACCTGGCTCCGTCTGGAAATCGACGGCAAGGTTCGCGGCGGGCCTATGGCTTTCGAGTCTTCGGAAAAAACCCGCGCCAACCTCATCCGCACGATCATCTGGTACACCGAGTTCTTCCGTGAAGACCCGATGAACGTGGTACACCTGGCCAATGGCAAGCCGGCTGTCGAGCTTTCCTTTTCCCTCAACGTCGATAACGGCGTCGTCCTCTGCGGCCACCTCGACCGTGTTGTCGAGTACGGCGGCGCGGCCTACGTCATGGACCAGAAGACGACGGGCCAGTCCTTGTCGCAATACTACTTCAACCAGTGGGACACGTCGATGCAGATGTCCCTCTACAGCTTTGCCGGCGGCGCCATCCTTAACGCCCCTGTCAAAGGCGTCGTCATCGATGCAGCTCAGATCGCCGGCGGGTTCAGCCGTTTCATGCGCGGCTTCACTCTCCGCACCGATCTGCAACTTCAGGAGTGGTACGATGAAGCCATGCACAAGATCGAGGAGGCGCGCCACTACACGCGCGAGCAGCATTTTCCGCGTCGTACAGCAAGCTGTGGAAATTACGGCGGTTGCCCTTTCCGTAGCGTTTGCGGTAGCGATCCTCGGGTACGGCCTAATATACTAGCGGGCGACTTTGTCCGCGAGGCTCGTTGGGACCCAATCCAAAGGAGGTAATGCAATGCGCGACTGCATAGTTCTTTTTCACGACGGCCAGGAGTATCGCCTCGAGCGCCGCCAGACTCCGTCCATCAGTTCTACCAATCCAGTTGACTTCGGCCTCCAGGAAGGGTATACTATCATTCTCGTCATGTCGAGTGGCGGCTTCACGAGCTACAAGCTCAACGGCAAGGAGGTCCGGTTCCGTGGTTAAACTTTCCGAACACACCTCCGGCGATGCAACACGCATCCTCTACCTCGGTAACTCTGGCGCCGGCAAAACTGGTTCCCTCGTTTCCCTCGTCGAGGCCGGCTACAATCTCCGCATCCTCGACATGGACAACGGAGTCGGCATCCTGAAGCAATACATCCTGAACCAATGCCCGGAACGCATTGGCCAGGTCGATGTCGAAACGCGCCGTGACGTTTACGAAATGGGCCTTCAGGGTCCGCGTGTAAAGGGCAAACCGAAAGCCTACGTCGAAGCCATGCAGCTCCTCGACAAATGGTCTGACGGCTCTCATCCCGCCGAGTGGGACCGCAAGACGATCTTCGTCCTCGACTCCCTTTCGGCCCTTGGTCGCGCCTGTTTCGAGTACGTCAAGGCAATGAACCCCTCGGTTCGTGAGCCGCGCCAGTGGTACAACACCGCTCAGGACATGATCCAGTCCAACATCGCAAACATGACAGGTGCCGGCTTCAATCCCCATGTCATCGTCTGCACCCACGTTCGCTACGAGGAAGACCTCGGCAAAGCTTTCGCCAACGCAATCGGCAAGGCACTTGGCCCAGTCCTCCCGCGCTATTTCAACAACATGGTCCTGGCCGAAACGGTAGGCGCTGGCAAGATGGCCAAGCGCATCATCAAGACAGTGACCACAGGAACGATCGACCTCAAGAACGAAAACCCGTTCAAGGTCGCCGCCGAGCTACCGCTGGAAACAGGGATGGCCACTCTGTTTAAGTCCCTCCAGTCGTAGAAAACTGCCAACAAAGGAGATCCCAAATGGCAAATTCTTTCGCATCCGTACTCGACATGAAGCCCGAGGAAATCGAGCGCACTCCGCCGATCCCGACTGGCATCTACGTCGGAGACATCATCAAGCCTTATGAAACGGGCGAGATCAAGTCCGAGAAGGGCGAATGGGAAACCGTCACGTTCATGCTCGGCAACTTCCAGCCGGACATCGTCGAAGACCTCGACGCCTACGACGGCGACATCAGCAAGGCGATGCCGGTCCGCCTTCAGTTCATGTTCGACAAGAACGACGAAAGCAAGTTCAACGATACGCTGAACCGCATGAAGACGTTCCTGGGCAAGCATGTCGGCTGCTGGGAAGAGGGCACCCCGCTCAAGAAGGGCCTCGCCGACTCGGTTCGCCAGCGTGTGAAGTTCGAGATTTCGCACCGCACGAACCCGAACGACCCGGAGCAGGTCTTCGCTGAAGTCAAGAAGACCATGCCGATGGAGGCCTGATCGGCTTAAGTTTGGGGCGGCGCAGGTCGCCCCTTTCTTAAACCTATCATGGAGCTTCGTATGACCAGTGGCGTTTTTGAAATCGTTCCTATCAGCAAAGTCTGGATCGATCGGGCCGAGCGGCAGCGCAAGGATTTCTCCGTCGAGGACCTTCTGCAATCTATTCCCTCCGTCGGCCTCATCAATCCGATCGTAATTCAGCGCGACGGTAAACTCATCGCCGGCGAGCGCCGCTACACTGCATGTTCCCAACTCGGCTGGACGGATATTCCGATCCAGTATGCTGACACCCTCGACCCCGTCACTCTCCACCTCATCGAGCTTGAAGAAAACGTCAAGCGGAAAAACCTGTCGTGGCAGGACGAGGTCGATGCGGTGGCCAAGTTCCATCAGTTAAAAGCTTCACAAGACCCAGCCTGGAATATGGAGTCCACGGCCGAAGCCCTCGGTATGTCTCGGTCTTCCGCTTCGGACAAGCTGGCAGTAGCCAAGGCTCTCGAGTCCGGCACGGCCCGCGTTACAGAGGCCCCGAAATTTTCCGTAGCTGTCGGCATCGTCAAGCGCGATAACGCTCGGAAGAAAGTTGATGCAGTTCAGCGGCTTGCCGCTACCGAAGTTGAGGAGGGGCCGGAAGATCGTGCCTCTTCTGAGTCCGGCACTGTTCCTCCCACCGCGCCGGCAGTTCCCCTCCTCAACACTTCCTTCCACGATTGGGCCCTCGAATACACCGGCCCTAAGTTCAACCTGCTCCATTGCGACTTCCCCTACGGCGTCAATGCCGACAAGCACGATCAGGGCCAAGCCGCACTTCAGGGCGGTTACGAAGACTCGCCCGATGTCTACTGGTCCCTCATCGACACCCTTCGCCTCGTGACCGAGCGCCACGTCGAAGACTCTGCCCACCTCATCTTCTGGTTCAGCATGGACTACTACAAGGAGACTCTCGATGCCCTCACTTCTATCGGATGGAAAACTTCGCCGTTCCCTCTTGTCTGGCACAAGTCGGATAACACTGGCGTTTTGCCGGACCCGAACAGGGGTCCCCGCCGAACTTATGAAACGGCTTTCTTCGCTTCCCGAGGTGACCGCCTCATCGTCGGCGCCAAAGCAAACAGCTTCTCTCACCCAGGACGAGACAAGTCCATCCACATGAGTGAGAAGCCGAAGCCCATGCTTCGCCACTTCCTGTCTATGGTCTGCGACGAACACAGCACGATGCTCGATCCGACCTGCGGCAGTGGTAACGCCGTGAAGGTAGCCCAGCTTCTCGGCGCCGAGCGTGTGCTTGGTCTGGAACTGAACGCCGAGTTCCATGGACGGGCGGTTGCCGCTTGGACCTCGGACGTTGATCTTTAACTAAGGAGCCCTGAAATGAAATACGACAATCCTAGACTTAACGAGCGCCAGTCTACGCATGGCGATTTCCTCAGCACAGCCGACGCCGCGCAAAAGGTCAAAAGCGTACTGCGCCATACGGCTCAGACCTCCGGTGTCCGCCTCACTACTGTCCAGTGGGAAGTGGTAGACATGATCGCAACTAAGCTCGCCCGCGTCGTCAGCGGCAATCCGAATGAGCTTGACCACTGGAAGGATATTGCAGGTTATGCTGATCTGGCCGAAGCCCAGCTTATTCCTGTAACTGGCCAGAAGGTCCCGAGCAGCCCGTCGAAAAAGGAAGACTGACATGAACCAACATAAAGCAATGCAGGAAACACTGCAGCTAGCGCGCCTCGCCGGCATGGAAAATCTCGTCAGTGACATTCCGGAGTTGGACTTTCCACACCTTCTTGACATGTACAATCGTGTTCACACAGGCGAGATCGAATTTTCGGAAGCCAAGCTCGGACGCTGGCTAGGGTGGATGCAGGCTGCTGTTGTCGCAGCGGATATCGGCCTCACTCTCGAGGACATGAAAGCAATCAACAAGGCTAATGCCGATGACAAACAGTCCACCTAAGATCCTCATCTGCGGTGAAGCATACGGCCAAGCCGAGGAAGAAGCCGGGGTCCCCTTCATTGGGGCCTCCGGCAAATTGCTTCATAAGCTTCTCTCTGCCGTCGGCATCAACCGCGATCAGTGCCACTTCACCAATGTCTTCAACCTGAGGCCGAAGCCGCGCAACGACGTTTCCAACCTGTGCGGTCCGAAACACCACGGCATCAAGTGGATGCCGTACCTCAAGCGGGGCGAGTATGTCCGAGAAGATTACGAGTCAGAGCTCCTTCGTCTGTACGCTGAAGTGTCCGAGGTGCGACCAAATCTTGTCATTGCACTCGGGGCCAGTGCCGCATGGGCTTTCTGTAAAACCTCTGGCATCAAGCAAATCCGAGGAGCACCAACACTTGCTGATCCAGCAATCGCACGTCGATGCGGTGTCGAGCAGCTCAAGGTGCTTCCCTCTTATCACCCTGCAGCTCTTCTCCGGGAGTGGAAGCTTCGCCCTGTCTTATTCGCTGATTTGCGAAAGGCTGCCCGAGAAGCGGAGTTCCCTGAGCTTCGTCGGCCTTCTCGTGAAATCTGGCTGGACCCGACGCTCGATGACATGGCTGAGTTCAAGCGCCGCTTCATTGATCCGGCGCCTCGGATTAGCGTGGACATCGAAACGGTAGGGGACCAGATCACAATGGTCGGGTTCAGCCCCACGCCAGACCGAGCCCTCGTCGTGCCCTTCATTGACTTCCGAAAGCAGGACCGAAACTACTGGCGGACTTTCGGCGAGGAACGTGCGGCCTGGAACTTCGTCCGCGAGGTCACATCGATGCCGGACAAGGAGTGCGTTGGGCAAAATTTCAGCTACGACCTGAAATATCTATGGGCGCGCTACGGTATGCCGCCTATGAACTTCGAGCATGATACGATGCTTCTGCATCACGCCCTTCAGCTGGAAATGGAGAAGTCATTAGGATTTTTGGGTACTCTTTACACGAGTGAAAGTTCGTGGAAGATGATGCGAAAAACAGGGACACTAAAAAAGGAAGATTAACATGGCCGATTGTAAAGTAGAAGGCTGTTCCCGCGTCAGAGAAACTTTAATGGGCTACTGTGTCATGCACTATAAGAGACTCAAAAGAAATGGCACAACGGATAGAGTACTGCAAAAATACACTGGTCTAGAAACTTGTTTAGAGTGCGGTGAACTTAGCCCTAGGATGCGAAAGGGTTATTGCCACGCTTGTTCGATCAGGCTCTCGCGGAAAGGTTATGCCGCAAGAGACAGAGGAGTAAAGGGAAAAGGCTGTGTAAACTCTGCAGGTTATGTTGTACTAACAGTTGACGGTAAAAGAGTTTACGAACATCGGCAAAAAGTTTTTGCCCAACCAGGTGAAATCATTCACCATAAAGACGAAAGTAAAATAAATAATAATGTAGACAACCTGCAAATACTTTCGTCGCAATCCGAGCATATGAAGTTACATCAGGCGGTGCGAAAGAACGGCACGATTAAGAAGGAGGATTAAGATGGGAAAGCCACTCATACCAGCGGACTTGGCCGCCAAGCTGAAAGAGGAAGACCCACGAAGAACCTGGTCCGATGTAGCAAAGCTTCTTAAAAAGCTCGGGTATCCAGAAGACCCATTTCCAGCTTTTCAAGCGTCTTCCGTTTATCAGAGCGTGCACAAGGGAACTTACAAATGATCTACCTCGCTTCTCCTTATTCCCATCCCGACCCTCTCATCATGCGGACGCGCTACCTTCTGGCCGAGCAAGTCACAGCCGGTCTTCTCGCCAAGTCCCTCTGGACCTACTCTCCCATCGTCCACTGCCACGAGCTTGCGGCGCGCCATTCACTCCCAACTGACTTCGCCTATTGGCAGGAATACAACATCGACATGCTTCGCCGTTGCGATAGGTTCTATGTCTTATCTATCCCAGGCTGGCGAGAGAGCAAGGGCGTAGCAGGTGAAAGTGCCGTAGCCCATATGCTCAACCTGCCTATGGCGCTTATCAATGAAGAGGGAGTTGTAACACCGTGGCCCGTATCATAAACTCAGGCGATCTAACCCCTGCCGCCCTCCAAGCCCTGCCACAGCACGACCTCGACTGCATCTATAACGGCCTTGACTGCTGCGTCACGCTCGAAGTCTTGGAGGTCTTGCTCGGCGAACTTGACGAGACCTCTTCGGAAACTTACGCCTTCAGCCGTGCCCTTCAAGGCCCGATCATCGATATGGCCATGCGCGGTATCAGGATTGATTTCCGCAAGCGCGATGCAGTACTGGCCGAGTTCGAGGCGCGCCGTGAAAAAGTCGGCAATGCCCTCGACCGTATCATCCGCGAGGGCATCGGCGTAGATATCGACTGGAATAGCCCGAAGCAGTTGATGAACCTGTTCTACGACGTGATGCAGTTTAAGCCTATCAGGAAGCGCAATCCAAAGGGAATGCTCGTTCCGACGATCAATCGTGATGCAATTGAAAAGCTTCAGTCGCATTACTACGCCGGCCCACTCTGCGCGCACCTCCTTCTGCTTCGCGACCTGAACAAAAAGATCGGCTTTCTCAAAACAGGCATCGATCCGGATGGCCGCATCCGAGCTGGCTTTAACATTGCCGGCACCACGACAGGCCGCCTGTCTTCTTCCATGTCCGAGTTCGGCACAGGTACAAACCTCCAGAACGTGGACCGTGACCTGAAGAAAATCTTCATCGCCGATCCGGGCTATAAGTTTGTCAACCTCGACCTTGAACAAGGAGACAGCCGTAATGTCGGCGCTATCATTTGGAACCTGTTTTACGAAAGCCACGGCGCCACGGAGGCCGGCCGTTATCTCGACGCTTGCGAGTCCGGTGATCTTCACACGACCGTTTGCTCGATGGCTTGGTCGAACCTTGCATGGCCTGAGGATAACAAGGCCAAGCGAGAAGTAGCTGACGGCATTGCATATCGTAACTTCAGCTACCGCGATCTAGCCAAGAAGCTAGGTCACGGCTCCAACTACCTCGGCCAACCGAAGACTATGGCAGGGCACTCCAAGGTCGAACAGCCTCTGATCGAAGACTTCCAGGACCGCTACTTTGGCGCCTTCCCACTCATCGGTTCCACTTATGGCCGGAGCCATGAGCCCAACTGGCACAACTGGGTCAAGCAGCAAATCTGGGATTTCGGCTACATCACTTCTCTCATGGGCCGGCGCAGGTTCTTCTACGGCAATCCCGCCGATGAGTCCACCCTCCGCGAAGCCGTGGCCTACGAACCGCAGAGCCTGACCGGTGATGAAATCAACACAGGGATGCTTCGTATCTGGCGCCAGTTTCCATGGGTGCAACTTCTCTGCCAGGTCCATGACTCGATCCTACTTCAAGTCCCTGAGGAAATGTCGGATGACGTTATCCAGCTTCTTCTCGATACGCTTCGCATTACTCTGTTGCTTAAAGGCGGGCGCGAGTTCTCTGTGCCGACAGAGGCCAAGGTCGGCTGGAATTGGGGCGATGCACCGAGTGAGAAGGAAATCTCTCGCGGCGCTGAGCCAAATCCTGACGGCATGATAAAATGGAAGGGTGCTGACTTGCGCCGCCGTACTGAACACCCGATTGAAAAAGTCGGGGGCAAACTTACATTGAGGGGTATATTGTGAAGGGACGAAACTTTGACTCATTCATCGAGGGCTTTCTCGAATACACTGCGGCGCTTCCTTCGCCTACGGCCTTCAAGCGTTGGTCCGCAATCAGCTGTGTGGCCGGGGCGCTTGAACGCAAGACCTGGGTGAACATCCGCAAGCAGCCCCTATACCCGCACCTCTACACCGTCCTTGTCGGAACGCCAGGCGTCGGCAAGTCGGAGGTAACTTCTCTTGTTGAGCGGCTGTGGGGCGCACTTGGTGCGGGCCTCGATGGCGGGCACTACCTTGCCTCTACGTCACTGACCAGCGCATCGCTCAAGGACGACCTGCGTGATGCGGAGCGCCGTATCATCAGGCCGAAGGAAGTCCCATCCCACATCAGCTTCAACTCTCTTCTCGTCTGCGCCAACGAGTTGACTTCCTTCATCAACGCCTACGACGCGGCCTTCATCGGCACACTCACCGACATCTATGATGGCAAGCCTTTTAAGGAACGCAGGCGGTATGGCAAAGATACGTCCTTCAAGCTGGAACATCCGCAGATCAATATCCTAGCCGGCACGACGCCGTCTTACCTCAACGACTTGTTGCCGGAAGGCGCGTGGGACCAGGGCTTCACGTCTCGCACCATCTTCGTCTACTCTGGCGACGTGCAGAAACGCAAGCTCTTTTCGGAAGATGACGACAACAACAGGGAGATTGAACAAAAGCTTCTAGCCGACCTCAAAGTCATTGGCAAGCTTTACGGAAAGTTTACGTGGACCCAGGAGGCGAAGGCCGCAATCACCGATTGGGACTGGAAAGATGGCCCACCGAAGCCCACGCATCCGAAGCTTCAGCATTACAACACACGGCGCACCGTCCACCTCGCAAAGCTTTGCATGATTAGTTCAGCTTCGCGAGGCGATGACCTCGTCATTACCCTAGATGATTTTGAAATTGCGCGAGATTGGCTGGCGTCGGTCGAAGCCACGATGCCTGATATCTTCAAGGCCATGCGCACAGGTGGGGAGCAGAAAGCCATCCGCGAGTTGTGGTACGAATGCTGGATTGAGTACAACAAGCATGGGAAGAAGGCTGTGCCAGAAGCCCTACTTATCGAGTTCCTTCAAGACCGCGTTGCCGCACATAGCGTTGAGCGCATTCTCGACCTCATGTGCAAGTCGAAGATATTCGAGCGGGAATATGAAAAAGGCGCGACACTGTATAAGCCACGCGCCGCACCACCTGCTTAACGGTGGGACAAGAATTTAATAATCGAGTCCCACCAGCCGACCATGGCTGCCGCCCAGCCAAGAAGGATGCCGCCCGTAACCCACAGGACTCGCCCGAGCTTCCGCGCCCCGACAACCTGAGTCTTGTACGAAACAAATTCCGCAACTGTAGGTGACATGGCCGTGATAGCGTGTTCGAGCTTTTCAACTCGGTTCTCGATCTTATCGACCTTGCCATCAGTCTGTTCAAGCTTACTGTAAATGCGTTCCCGAGATACAGCTGACGACTGCCGTTCCATACGCATAGTTTCGTCAATGCTTTTCAGCCGGTCGAGAATAAGCAACGTCGCGCTGTCCCCGTGGAAATCATCTACCATAATAGTTCCTTTACTTTTTACAAAGCTTATCACGCTGGCATTGGGCATTATGTGCCACAACCTGACCGGCAAACGCCCGGTCCTCGGCCACGATGAAGGTACGAGTTGCAGCGCTCGGCGTCAGGCGAGAATAGCCGGCACCGTCATTCACACCGCCCGTTACGCCACACCCCGCCAAGCTCGCGGCAAAGCTCAGCAGCAGACATACGCGAAACATTTTCATTGACCTTATCCCTTTCTGTCATCTGTTCGAGTAGCTCTTTTCGGGCCTCAGCCTTCGCCGCAGCTTTCGCATCATGTTGGCCCTTAATGTAGAGGCCTGTGGCGGCGCCGATTATTGCCAGCACGACGCCGGCGTAAAGATAAGGCTTAAGCATCGGCCACCGCCTTCCTGATAGAACGGACGCGGCGCACCAGCCACTCGCCGAACAGAAGAACGACAAGTACCCCTGTGATAGCAAAGCCGGCGACGATCAGGAGCTTTTCAGTATCCATGCCGGAGAGCCAGGAGCCAAGGCCGGCAAGCGCGCCACCTGCACCGAAGATAGAAGTCAGCCAGTTGGTCTTCTGCCGAACTTCCTTCTCAACTTTTTCCGGCACGACAGGATGATCGACCTTGACGATTTCTTTCGGCTGACCTTCGGCATGGCGCTTGCGAACTTCAGCAAGAACTTCCCGAACACGGCTGGCTTTCACGGCGGCGTGCTGCCCTCCGTAATGACCCTTGTTGGCAGTGGTTGGAAAGCTTGCCCACTCCTTCGCCAGGTTATTGATGAGGGTGTCTTCCTTCATCCGCCCCGCTAGGTACTTGTCGATGCCGCGGACGCCGAGGAGGTAGCATGCCATTTCATCCTGACAGGTTGCGTCGAACTTTCGTTCCGCCGGGTACTGATCTGGCAAAGCCTTGCGAATGTTCCTGGCCGTGGTCCTGACAATCTGGTACCGCCCACAAGCCGAAGACTTCCAGTTGTTGTCTGGGTCACGCAACATGAGAGTCTGAAAGGCATCAAGCTCTTTCAGGGTCATATCGACAAGGACCACGTCTTTGCCCTTGCCTTTTGTCTTAACGCCATCGGCCATCTTGCCGTAAGCCAGCGTTTCGTTGTAGCCGTCGCCCTTGTCGGTTCCCTCGGTGAAACCGATAAGGTCAAGTAGTGGACGATAAACGTAGAATTTATCAGTCATTTTACTTCTCCTATCATTGAGGTTACACATCAAAGTTAGTAACTAATTACGTAAGGTTTCCGGTGATACCAGCTCCCGTAGAGGTGCCGGAAATTGCTGTGGTATAACCAGAAAGATCACAACCGTTGATGATGTTATCCTTATCCATTCCTAAATTATGCTTGCTGATTACCCGCTGAGTATGCAGCATTGCTCTGTGTACCTCCAAATGCGGCGGTGACGTTTCCACGGAACCTGTTACCCCATACCCATCCGTTACCAGACCCGGTGTTATTTGTTACACCATAACGCTGGTTGTTAGAACCATCGGGGCCTACGCCGATATAATTGCCCGTAATAACAAAGTCTATGACCCCTGTCTCAAGGCGGATACCATCACCAGTAGTTCGTGCGCCGTTATTGATGATGTCACAGCCAGTCACCGTAAGACGCCCGCCGACAACACGGATGCCGTCGCGCCCATTCCCGCGAATAGTGGAGTTGGCTATTTTGAGCCTACCCGTAAACGAGGAGGCCATATAGACGCCGTCGTCGCCACCGTCTGTTGACATATACATAGTGTCAAGTCTTACATCATCCCCGTAAATCGCGCGAACCGCGTTACCCTGACCGTTCTCGAACCCGCCGCCAATAACGGAGATAAACTTAGGGCTAGACCATGACGGATCAGTACGATCGAGGACTAGGCCGTGCTTACCGTACAGGATCGCACAGTTTATGAACTTGACGCTGTGGCACTTACCATTGAGGTAAATGACATTCCCGTCTGGGTTAGCCGCCCCGCCAAAGTTGCACTGGATGAACTCCGGGGCATCGCAGCCATGTGTTGCATCCGGGCCACCGCCCATACTCACGACAGCACTACCAAGCGCATCCTTGAATGTGCAACGGATAAACGCGAGCGATAGTGTGTTCTCGATCTTGAGCCCGCAGTATCCACCAGAAGTCTCTACCTGCTCGAACAGGATTTTGTCACAGCCACCATTGTTTGTGCCTATGCCGATTAGGTAGCCTGATGTATCGCCACCAGAGCCAACCACCTTGAACTGCCTGAATGTAGACTTGGAAGCATTCTCAAAGCGAATGCCTTTATTAGCAGCAAATCGTAACTTAGTGCCGGCCTGACCTTCAATTCGGATTGGTTTGTTCACTACCACATCATTTGCGCAGTAATATGTCTTATTCGCAAACACACAAGCACCCCCGGAAGCTACTGCTGCGATCATAGCAGTGATTGCTGCGGTATCATCAGTGGCGTCGTTACCAACTGCGCCGTACGCTTCCGGTGTTACCCAAGGCGTACGGGTTTCAACGTAATCTGTGTTGGCCAGCTTCTTCCACCCGCGCCAACCGTCGATGCCGCTGCGGAAATAGACCTGATCAGGGTCGGTGTAAGCCTGAGCAAGTTGGAAGCCTCTGCCGTTGTCCCCGATCTGGATGATCTGATGGTTCAGCCCGTTGCCGCCGTTGGAAGGGCCATTAGACAGTGCGCCGTCCTGACGGTAGAAGCCACTCTCGTTCGGCAGTGCGCTTGCGTCGAAGCCGTAGAGGTTCGTCTGACCACGCAGGAGGTCAAGCCGTCCCGCAACACTTCCGCCGTTGTATGTCACCTGTCCGGCACTATAGTCGCCCGACGAAGGCACCACTGCCCCGGTACGGCCCGCGAACGACGATACACTCTGGGCTGCCAGATCGGCAACAGCCGTGCGCACATAGGCCGTCGTGGCAATTTGCGTGGTGTTGGTGCCGACTGCCGCTGTGGGCGCGGTCGGGGTGCCGGTCAAAACAGGAGATACCAGTGGTGCTTTTGCATCTAGGGCCAAAGCAACGGTCGTCGCGCCGTAGGTAATTTGCGTGGCGTTATAGTCGCCGTTTGCCGAGACGACGGCGCCGGTACGACCAAACACCGAGTTGACCGCATTGGAGCTCGGGATGCGCTGCCATGCCGTCCCGTTGGACCTCAGCTGATCGCCAATCGCAAAAGCCGTACTGGAGCCGGTGACGGATTGCGTCCCGGTGACGGATTGCGTCCCGGCGACACTGACAATGTAGTAATCCCCGTTGGTGCTGGGCGTGGTGGTGAGGGCCGGAGTGTTGGTGCTGGCGTTCCATGCGCCCTTGTAGCTGCCGGATATCGGGAGGTACGAAGAAGGCACAAGGTTGTCCGCGCCAAGCGGCGCATATCCGTTGGCAACGCCTTTGTTGTTCTGCGTCTCAACGTCGCCAGCCCCGGAGACCTCCGGCCTCGTTGAAAATCCGATCTTTCCAGTCGCCCCGTTCAATGTGAATCGAGGGCTCCCGCCAGACCACAGCTCGACGCCGCCAGGATTTGAAGCGTTTGTCGGACCGCGAGCCACTACGCCACCAGAGCCGCCAACCTGCGCAACTGCGGTCGTTCCGCCCCCAATAATGACGCGACTGCTATCCGCCTGTCCAAAAATGGTGTCCAGCCCACGCACATTGGCGGTGTACGTGTCGGCAAAACGAGCAGATGCGGAGCCTATGTTGCGGACATTATCCACAAGGGGGACAAGGCTTGAACCGACATTCGCAATTGTCACGCCACCGTTGGCGCGATCTATGCGAAACGGGGTGTCGATATACGCCCCAGCATCACTGTAGCGGTCAAACTGAATGTTGCTTCCTGCATTCGACCCGCTTTCCGCCGCACTGCTCAACCGGATACGAAAACGCGAGCTTGTGCCGCTACGGAAATCAATGATCCGATCCGAGCCGACAGCCCCGGCGATATTAATACGAGCGTTGCTGGCGGCCTCAGCCCCAACATTAATCTGTCGAAACCAGCCTGACAGCCATGCATTCAGGACGGAGCCAAGCGAGCGGTAGTTAGTCGCATCGGGTACTACATCACCCGCCAGCGTACCTCCAGTCTTGTCGAATTTTGTGGCCGCGAGTCCCGTTACCTGAGCTTGGAGCTTGCCCACAGCAGAAAGCACGCTATCGGTGGCAGCGATAGCCGTATTGGTGGCGACAGACAGCCCGGCCAGCACAGTATCGCGCACGCGGGCGGCTGTGTGGTACAGATTAGAGACGCCTTCGGCTACTTCGTCTGTCGATCCGGGCGAGGCGACAATTTCTACATATGACGACCCTGCCCAACGATATTGATTGTTGGTGGCGAGTACGACGTAAATTTTCCCTGCCTCGCCCGTTACCGGGAGAGAAGCATAGTCTGCTACTTCCAGAACATCATCCACATAGGACGGCAGATGTACGGCGGGCACCTTACCATCAGCGCCGAGGGCTGCAACGCCGTTTGCCGCTCCCTTTTCAGTGAGAGCAATCCTTCCCGCCAAGGCTGATGTGAGCGAAGCATTATCCGGAAGAGCCCCGAGCTTGGTCCTTTCATCCCCACTCATGATTTTTGCGGTCGTAGTCTCCACCAGAACGGACACGGCGTCACCCGGCTGCACTGCGCTATCCGCCGTCGTCCCTTGCGCTGCCGTAGCAAATGCCGTTGATGGCTCTACCGCCGCCGTTCCGAGGCCAAGGTTAGTTCGCGATGTGGCAACATCAGCGACATCGGACAAGTTCGCGGACTTGGCCATTTTTAACGCGGCTATACCTATGACGGCATCAAGGGCCGTCTCTGCTCCTGCCCGAGCATCCTCAGCTCCTGCTTGCGCACCCTCCGCCCCCGCTTGTGCCGCCTCTGCGGCAAGTTGTGCGGCGTAAGCTGCCGCAGCCCTTTCGCTATCAGGCAGCTTGTTTTCGAGGCCGGTTCCATCGCCATTCCAGCCGATCAACATACCGGCGACGGGAAACAGTTCATAGTTTCCTTCGTATCCAATACCCACGGAGAAGGTCCGATTGACGCGGTCCTGGATCTGCTGGACTTGCCGCGTCGTATTGTCGAACTGGTCTTCGATCGCGCTCAAATACAGCGTGCCGGAATTGTAAACGTCCGTCTGCTGCTCATACGGCATGTTGCTTTCGATGACGAGGCGGTGAGTGGAGGCAAGCGGAGTACCGCTGAGGGGATACGTAACCACGCCACCCTCTTCGACGCCAAGGCCCGAAATAGAGTAATCAACATCGACGGTCAGATCGGTCCTGACACCCGTTGCGATCTCGATAAGGTAGACGAGGAACTGCGGATCATCGACAGTTCCAGGGATCATGAACGTGTAGGGAAAGGTGGTGGTTACGCCATTACCAGAGCTGAAAGTGAAGCGGTCTTGAGCCGGAACTGTCATGGGGAACTCCTCGGTTTATGTGTGACTCTAGCACAATCGTGGGTTGATGGCAACGGGCCAGCTTTACGGCTGGCCAATCGCGGCGCCAAAATTAGGCCCTCTTACAGGCGATGTTTCACCAACAGGCCAGAAGGGACGATTGCCATTTTCCTTGGCCTTACGGCTTTCAAATTGTTTCATCCTGCGGTAAGCTTGCGGGTCAGCCGACTGCATGATCTGGTCCCACATGGAACGCTGGAGAATAAGCTTAGTCTGCCACCAGTTGGAACCGGGGATGAGCTTCGAGCCAAGTTTGATTGCTTCGCCCGCCGGATTGGCCCTCGGATCACCGCCGATCATCGCACCGGTTTCTTTGAAGAGGTTAAGTGTATCATCGATGGTCTGTGGGACTGGTCCGCCGAGAGCCGCTTCCAGGCCGTTGACGACCAAGTCCCCCATGAGGCCGAAGGTGCCGCCATTGATAGCGGCCTTGGCCCAGAAAGCTGGCTCGGTCATATCTTCAAAATCGCGGCCATTGGCAACTGCTTTGGTCTGCGTGATGAAGGCGCCGCCGAGGACCGTGAAAGCGGCGAAGGAGCCGAGGTAAGCCAAGCGTCCCTGTGTCGTAGAGCGCTGCATCATTTCCCTGCCATACAACGTATACATCAGGACTGGGAAGGTTTTGACCATACCAACTACGTTAAGCAATTCGCCGCGCAGCGTACCAGGGTTAACGCCCTTGCCCATCGTAGCTAGGACTCGGTAGTCGGCCGTCGGCACAGCTACGTTAGTCGTGTCGAGGATCATGTCCTGGAACTTGTCCGCAACACGGCGCTCAGCTGCGGTAGTGGCGTTGAAGAACAGGTCGTTGGGGCGGAGCAAATGAGCACCCTCGGGATCATGGACCGGCGTCTTCCTGAACAAGTCCCAATCGGCTTCAGTAATACCGTAGCGTTCAAGCATCCGAGTGAAGGGAAGTTGATCCCACCGCTTGCCTGAATGGTCCGCAAACATGCCCATAGTCTCCATGCCCCATGCCCACTTCGCCGCCTGGGTATGCGGGGTCAGGAGCGTGGCGCGGAAGGTTACGTCACTGACGCGGCGGGCCACGGCATTCCCCATCATGGGGCCGAAGTAGCGCTGATAGCTGGATGCCACGGCCATCGCCGACTCAGCTACAAGCCCACTGCGGATTGCGAGCTTGCGACCTTGCTTGTCGAGAGGGTTCATGTATTTCAAATACCCGCGCATATGCTTGATGCCCGGCAGTTGGTTCATGAGGGCTGTATGCCGAGCGAAGCCGAGGTCGCCCATTGCCGAGAGGAAAGCTGAGCCGAGAGCCTGGGCGCCAACAAGCGTCCGAATGGTAGCTGGCGTGGTTGCAGCCATATTCTCCTCGCCATTAAGCACGCGACGAGAGTGGATGTTGAATTGTTCCTGAAGGGAGTCGTTGGCGTAATTGGCCAGTGACTCATTCGAGCGGCCCTTCAATGGGGCAGTGCCCTGGGCTTTTGTAAGGTCTGCTGCATGGCGCTCCATTGTATGGCGTGTGAAGGCGAGGCCAGCGTCTGGGTTAGGGCCGAAGACCTTCATCGACGCAATGTTCCCTGCCATAGACTCGATCTGGCCGATGAACTGCTGGAAGAAATTGCCACGCCCATACCGCTCGGACATTTCAAGCCAAGCATCAGGGCCTTTGTAGTACAAGAACCTCTCACGGGAAAGTTCTGTAGCAAGGCTGCCGACGCCGCGCCCACGCCCTGGTTCGCGCTTGCTATAGCCATCGGTAATGATGGTCTGGTAGACAGTTCGGAGGATCTTCTCGCGCTGCGCCTGTGGAATATACTTCCCATCATACTCCATCACGTCCCAATCAAGCACACCCTCGCGAAGATGATCGGCCACCCACTTGTCCTCGCCGGCCATGCGAAGTTTCAGGCGATCGTGGATCTGCGGCAGTCTGCGATTGGGATTTTCGTGGATCGAGGCGCCGAACGCATTCGCGCGCTTACGCAGATATTCTTCAACAGCGAGAGCCTCCTTCGCAAGTGCCTTAGCATCTGCGTTGCCGGTGCTTTTCCCAAATACCTCGTAGATAGCGTCGCGCATATCAGCCGTGGACTGGCGAAGCCCGGCAAGTTTCGGGCCGTACTTTTCCAGGTTCTCTACGAAAAGGGAACCGGCCCTACCTATTTCAGTGTGCTTCGCCGACTCCAGCTTGTGGGAAAGATCATCCACAATACCCTGGAAATCCTTCCCACGCTTTGCCTTAGTGATGATACCGTGAAGCTCATGCTCCCGCCTGATTTGGTTAATGCGCTGCCAGCGCTTGTCGGCAGTGCGGGCGTCGATAGCTTTGACGGCTTCCATCGAAGCGAAGTCAGCGGCGGCGGAACCTTCCAGGCCATCGTCAGCGGCTTTGAGAAGTGCGGCCTCGTAAGCATCAGTTGCCTCCTTCACCTTCTTCTCACTGATAGCCCCGGTCTTTTGCGCGGTCAGGATGCAATCGATAAAGCTCATAGTGCACAGCTCCTCATGGCGGCAAGCATGGCATCGTCATCGGCCATGTCTTTAAAAGCCTCGGCTACGGTCATCGCCGTGCCAGTTTCATCGTCAATAAAACGGAAGGAAGACTCGACGAGAGTGTCGTCACCCAGGTCAATCTTTTCAGGAATGGTTGGCTTTGCGGTAGGTTCAGGCTTGGGGCTGGCTCCACCAGTTTCTGACGGAGCTGGCTCCAAAACTCGGCGCTTGATCCCTTCCGTCATAGCTGGTCGATCACGCTCCGCTGCATCGAGCCTGCGTGTTTCGCCCCTGAAATCTCTTCCGCCCTGCATCATCTGGGCAATCTTCGCCCTCGCGCGCATATCTTCGAGAACCTTGAGCTCAACGGCATCGGCTTCTTTCTTCAGCCTGTTGTATTCCTTTTGCCTCAGCGACCGCTGCTTCTGCAGTCGCCGTGCCTCTTTCTTCGGGCCAATGCCGGCATCAGCTTCGGCACGAACGAGAGTCTCCGGCCCCACTGCTTCGACCAGCCCGTCCAGTTCTTTTTCCAGTGCTTGCCTGCGTTTGCGCGGAATAGCGCCATCGAGTTCCTCCTCAATAAGACGGACCCGTTCTTCCAGGTCCGGGGCCACGCGGTTGAAAGTATCGGAGAGGCGGCGTGAAGTGCGGGCAGCCTCAGCGGCTTGTATTTGCGTATCAACCTCGGTAACGCGAGCGCGGGCTTCTTCCAGGTCTCGGTAGAGCGCCGGCTGAACCTCTCGGGCCATGGACTCGATCGAGGCCGGAACACGCCCTTGTTCATCAGCGACCTCAGGGAGAAATCGATTGACAGCGGTGGAAGTTTTACGCCCTTCTGCCACAGCTATGGCATCGGCGATTTCTTGTGTCGAAAGCTGGGCTTCCGCGCGCCGTGCCAGAGGGGGACGATAGCCTTGGGCCTGAATAGCTTCCATCTCGGCCAGCAAGACTTCCCGCGCCGCCCTGACCTTCGGCGTCTGCGGCAACAGTTCCAGGCCCCGGAGAAGCTCGGCTTCCGTCGGAGTGCGGATGGGGAAGTCTTCCTGCAGGACCTGTTCCATCGTATCGCGGAAGACGCGGGCATTTGCGCGATCAGGTGCAATCATACGTTCAACGGAACGAAAGGCCGAGGGCGCAGCTTCCACAGCACCACGCACACCTGCCCCGAGCGCACCGGCGATAAGAATGTCACCCCAGGGATTGCGTTGTTCTTCATCGAGCAACTCCCGCGTAGGGCGAATGCCGGAGAACTGCTGGACCGCTTCAGCCCCGGCATTCATGGCAAATTCAGACATCAGCCTGGTGGCGACGGCGCGGCCATAACCAGGAAGAAAGAAGCTGCCTACGAGTACTGGGTCACGCTCAAAGCTAAGCGAACCCCACATGGAACCGAGAATACCACCAGCCATGCCGCCAAGCCCAGCCGTCCTCCATGCCTTGTCTGCTTCACCCGTAATCGCAGCTCGGCTTTTTACCGTATCCTGCAGTATGTCATCGAGTGTTTGAACCGGCTTGCCCTCGGCCTTCATTTGCTGAAGCCGAGCGTTAAAGGTATTCATCTGGTCAAGCAGGCGTTGCTTGTCTTGGAACGGACGCCAGGGGTCGAAGGTAGAAAACGGCGCCTCTCCCTTCTTCTGCCTGATCCACGGGATAAGAGCCGCTTCGTCAACGTCAAACTGCTCCCCGCTGGCGGCTTTCGCGGCGTCCAGTGTTGTACGGAAGCGATCAGACATTTCGGCCTGAAGACCAAACATGGAGTCAACACGGAACTGGCGCTCCGAAGCCGCGAAGAAGTTCTCGGAGAAGCCGGAGGTAGGGCCGAAAGAGCCTTCACCAGGCTGGAGAGGGGCGAGGTGAGATGTGGACCAGTCTTCTATAACGGCCATTAGAAACCTCCTCCGCCAGCAGGAACAGTGGGCTGCACCATCCCGCCAATCGCCGTGCCCAGTCCATCCATCGTCTGCCGAATAGCTTCAGCCTCGCCGGCAATATCCTTCACCGTCTTCGAGGCGAGCCAAAGCATATAACGCTGGCCCGAGGCATCAAGCAGCGGCTGCCCATCGCTTTCCATAACGATCGTGTAGGACGAAGGGCCGATGCGAACAAAGGTCCCCTCGTCGGCAATGTCGGACGCAGTAGCCTTTTCGCCGGTTGCGTACATCGGCGAACTGTTGTTCCGAGAAAGCCGCATGAGGTCTTCGTCGGTGACGGCCTCCTTGAACCCGAGGAAGTCATCCTCGGTAGAGCCGGGGGGAAGGAGCGTCGGCACCGAGCCCTCAGAAACAATAGGCGCGCCGAGTACTTCCTGCAAGCTTTGCTTGTACAGATCGCTGCCATTAAGCGCCACATCAGGATTGCCGCCCTTCGCCACATACAGGCCCATGGCGGCACGATAGATACCAGCGGTGTAATTCCCATCGAGGTACATTTGCGAAGCGCCGAGCTGTTCCTGGAACGTCATCCGCATTCCCTCTTCCTTCGGCTTGCGCGTAGGGTCCTGTTCCATAAGCTGTAACCCGCGGAGGGCATTGGCAGCAACAGGCGCAGACTCAGGGCTCATGGTAACGAGAGCGCTCAAGTACGCCTCGGCCGGAAGACCATTCTTTTCCAGCTGTTTAAGTGCGGCGGGGTAAAGATTTCCAGCCTCCTGCCGAAGTCCTGTAACGAAGCCAATCTTCTGCTCAGGAGTCATAGCGGCGTATCGCGCTACCTGCTTCGCGGCCACATCTTCCGGCCAGGCCATGCGCTGATGGGGCGGGATGCCAAGCTGTTCGTAGCCGGCCTGCATCTGAGCGAAGCCCTGGGACATGGGCGCCTGGCCCTGGGAGACAGCGGCCCATGCGTCCTTGGCTGCGGGATAGTTTCGGACCACATACCCTGCGGCGTCCTGTTCCCGTTGCGCCAGTGTATTCTTTGCGGCTGTTTGCGCGGCCTCAAAGTTGCGAAGCTCTTGTGCGTAGGTTGGCGACGCAGTATTCTTCGGCATCATTTCGGCCAGTTGCTCTGCGATGGCATCGCCCGCCATAGTCTTCATGTCTTGAACAAACGCGCCGGTATGCTGCGCGCCTTCAAACGCCTTCCACTTCTGCTCGGCCACATTAGGGGCATAAGCCTGATAGAACTCTTCTCTCGTTGGCGCCTGGCCTTCGTAAGTGCCAGTCGTCATATAGGCGGCGGTGGCATTTTCAGTGCGCTGGTCCAGGTCGGCGCGGTAACTTGCCTGCGCTTGATTGACTTTTGTCTGAGCCGCGGAAAGCACAGCCCGGCGCTGCGAAGCGTCGAGAGCGTCAAGGACTGGATTGCCCGTCTTGCCGTCGATGAGCTGGGTGGTGGCGGCGATGCCAGTTCCTTCACCCATCATGCGGCGGGCAAACTCGGCGTCGGAAATTTTAGCCAAGCCCTCCCATGTGGAAGCTAGTCCACGACGGACCTCAGCAAAGTTTCCGGCCCTTACGTCGGCAATAAGATCACGACCAGTGTTGGTCTTGTAGTCTTCCTGCGCCAGCCACCAATTGCCGCGGTCCTGGTTCTCAGGCGAGAAGTCAGTGAAGCCGTTGGCAGCGGCGATGCGGTCCCAGGTAGTTTTAAGATCCTGATACCGGCCAGCCGCCGTAGAAGTTTTTCCCGCATTTGGCCCAGACTCAATAACCTTTGGACGATTGGGATGCTGGGCATAACTGCCAAAACGCTCCCCACCATACATAACGTCATAGCCAGGCGACTCAGTCCCGGAGATAACATTCAGTACGACGTTCGCTTCCGGCGGCAGGTCCTGCGCGGCAAGCGGCCTTCCACGGCCCTGAGTCCAACGGCCGCCAGTCAACAGGTTCAGAACGGTCATGGGCTCTTGGTCAGCTAGACCGTAACCGGCGGCCTCCACAATGACCTTGCGCTGCTCGTCCTTCAGCTTTTGCTTGAGCGGCGCGTCAAGGCCAGGAAGTTCATCAATCGTGTCGTAGGCCGTTTCGAGCGCGGCCTCCATTTCTGCTGGATTGGAACCGGCAAGCTGGCTCAGGTCAAGGCCAACTTTATCCAAATCTTCCCTGACCTTAGCGACGCGCGAAGTAGACTCGAACTTGTAGCCCTCGCCATGTAGGGAAGAGCGCATACCAGTAAGGTTGAGGTCCATTTCATTGATGACCTCCTCCTCATAGCCGGCGGCACGCAGCTCTTCGAGAATACCTTTGTGCCGCTTCTCGTAGTCAGAAAGCAGCTGTTCTGTGAATTTCGGCGCACCGAGTGGGGCTTCCTCAATCCGCTTCTGCATGTCTTGCTGCGCGGCTAGGCCTTCTTCGGCAAAGCGCTTTGCCACCTCGAACTTGCGAAGTTGCTTGTTCTGAGCCTCGAGTTCCTTTTTCCTCCGGTCCTCTTCTACGCGAAGTTCTGCGCCAGCTTGTTCGAGTGCGCGCCCAAGCTGAGCCCCGTAATCATTCGGATCGATCTGGCGATTGGAATAACCAGTTGCCGGCTGTTCAGCGCTTACGGTTCCACGAGCGAGATTAATAGGTGACACGACGCATTCCTTTCCACGGATCGTAGGTGCTGCTGGTGGACGACGCCCCACCGAGGAGGGTTGAACCTATCTTCGTCGCACCGCTGAGGAACGTGAAGAGGTTATTGCGTTTTGCATCGGCGGCCTCGGCCTTGAAATCAGCCGCTTGGTTAAGATAATTCTGCGACTCGACATCACCACGCCGGCGGAGGTTCATGGCATCTTGGCGGCCCAGGACTCGTGCCCGACGACGAACCAAAGAACTGGAGCCGCTAAGAGTGGAAAGACCTGAGGCGCTTTGCTGCGCTTCCAGTTCCCCGAGCATCGCGGCCGTTTCAGCATCTTTGGCTTGCTGCTCAATCTGTGAGGTCTGCTGTGTACGAACAGCATTGTCAGCGGCACGGCGCGCATTTTCCCTGGCCATAGCGGCACGGGCATTATTCGCGCTGATCTGACCGAAGACACCAACTGCAGTACCGATGCCGGAAAGCACAGTTCCGAGACTAAGCCCGCCGCTCGCTGCTGCGCCGGCTCCGCCAAGGCCTCCGAGAAGTGGCGCTAATGCAGGTGCAAAAGCCATTAGGTTGCTCCATAGAAATCGTATTGATCGGAGGTGTGGGTATAACGAAAGCCGAAGAACCTGGCAAAATGTTTGCCAAGCTGGAAGTCTGTGCGGACACGAGCTGAGACACGGCCTCGATCTCGCACAGCCTGTTGAAAATGCCGGCGAAGGACACGCCATGCTGATATGTCAAGTTCTTCGGCACCCTGGCAAACAAGAAGCCAGACCTCAGTATTGGCGCCGATTATCGAGCCTGTCTTGACGAAGCCGAGCACAAAGATAAGTTGGTCGTCATTACGAACAATCCAGCCATCAGGGGCAATGGCACGAAAAGCTAGGTCCATATCTACTTTTTGCAGTTCCGCCAAACTGGCCGGAAGCAGGGCTTCTTCCAGGTCATCAGGCTTTTTCAGAAGCGGTTCAATCTGCAACATCGCCGATACTCATCTTGAGGACGTAGCCAAGGATTGTCGCCGGCAGAGGTTGGTCTTGCGCGAAAATCACTTGCCCGTCAGTGTGAAAGTTGCCATCGATAATGTGCTCAGTGATGGCGGACTGGAGGGAAGTTGGAGCACCGCCAATTACAGGTGCATCGAACTTAACATCGTCAAGCCACTCTTCTTTCTGCCCCGCTTTCAACCCTCGTGTTTCATGATGCCTGAAGGCCACGCCGATAATGCGCTTGTCTTTGTCCTCGATCACGCCTTGCACTACCGAGGGTGGAAGTGTCTTGAGCCGACACGAGTAAGGGAGGCCGACAACGGCGTAGGTCACAGAAACTGGAAGCGTGATCTTGCCGAGTGCTACGGTCAGGTTTTCAAAAACAGCGCCGTCAGCGAGGACTGAAACCGTTTCACCCTCAAGGTGTTCAAGGCCGGATACAGTTGTAAAGCCAACGTCATAAGACCAGGTACCGGTAGCGAAAACCTGTGCCACCTCACGCTGCGGAATTGCAGGAATGGGGTTAACAACAGTGACAAGAACATTCTTCGCATCGACGTAGCTGGTGATAAAGGCGCGGCCAGTACCACAGCGAAGGTAAGCCCCCACACTGGCCGGGGAGAAAGTATCGACAGAGGTTGTGGCCGTGACGCCGAGTCCTTCAGTCGCAGAGAATGTCAATGTGCCAGCCGGATAATTACGCTCAGTTGCAAGCCCACAATCTACACACCAGGCATCATCGACATAGTCATACTGGCGCGGCGCAAACTTTTCAATCAGTTTTACTGAACGCCCGCCGATCTCACGCTCGACGATGAAGTACATACCAATAGTCTTACCCTCGCGCATAGACAAGGTATTTTTGAAATAGCCGGCAGTGCTGTGCCGGGTCCAGGCAAGTACCTTGTGCTCGCGCACAATTGTTAGCCCAAGAAGCTCGCCGTCAGTTCTCACGGCCCAGGCAATCTTGAATGGATCAGAGGCGTAAGCCCAATCAACGATGTAGTTACTGTTACTGAAGAAGTGGTTGGAGAGGATAGAAATGTCCTCGCCGCGATAGTCGTCGGTGTACTGGTTCAGGCCTAGAAGGCGTACAGTAGAACCGACGGCTTCGACATAGATAATATCCTCGCCAATTGGGAGGGGCGGAGTAGAGGAAACGCCGAGGAAAGACTGCGGATCTGCGCTGGCTTTTTTCGGGGTCAACTGTGTGCCGAGATCACCACCGTTCAAAAGCCAAATGCCGCCGTCGGTCATCACGAGGAGACCGCCCTTGCCGGAAAGCAGGTGTCGAATTGGCGTGACTTCCTCCGAGTCTAGGTCAAATGTGAAACTTTCATTATCGTTCTGCGCATCAGAAAAATTAAAATTGTTGTAAAGCTTAATCTGCGAGCCATAGATTGTCAATGGCGCGCTTTCAGTTGCCGCGTAAATCTGCCGCTGCTTATGGATTGTCGATAGAGCAGGATTGTTGCCTGAGGCGGCAGATAGATCCATGGTGGCAGTAGCGCCGGAGCCGCCGCCGCCTGTAATAGCTATGGTATCGCTTGAGGCATAGTCCCTGCCGCCATCTATAATCCTGGCCCCGACAACTGCGCCAGCGCCATTGACGATAGGATAGCCAACAAAACCTATTCCGGTTGAGCTGGTAATCGAAAAAACCGTGTTAGTGGTTGATTGGGAATACCCAGATCCAGCCGCCGTAATATCAATATTAATAATAGCCCCGTTATTAAACGGCTTGTAGAGCACTGGCGGCGCGCGAGTAAAATCCGGAATAATATTTTGGTCAGTAAGTTCTGGTACTACAGTTTTCCCAATATAGCCCATGTCATAACCAGTATGAATTTTAGTGCCGTCCGCCAAAATAACTGAGCGGTAGACATTATAATAAACGGCATCGGCGGACGCCGCCCAGGTAAATGTAGCGGAACCAGCCGTTGTGGCGTAGTTAATGCAATTAGTAATGACAGCTACGTGTGACGGTAGGCTTTCTTGGCCGAGTGCATCTACTGCAGTAACACAAACAATAAGACCGGCCGAGCCCGCAGAGCTTGCAGCGATTGTAGGCTTGCCGGGCCGCGCAGGCAAAGCCGCAAGAAGGGCATCGGAAATAGCCCAATCAGTATGGTCTGTCCGCGTTAATGTCTGCGGTCTGAAATCATTTGAAGTAATCCGGAGTTCATTACGGATTTGATTGAACCGAAGATTAGAGAGGTTCGCTGCGGCGTAAGGCGACGCTACAGTATAAACACGGTAAACAGACCCACCGGAGGTATAAGCCGGATAGGCCGTCGTGCTAAAATTTTCGCCAATGGAGTTGTGCAGGGTGAACGTATCAGTAGTTACATTTTTGACCCAAAAGTACTGGCCATTAACATTCGTCATCCCTGCTACGCCTTCGATATAGACGTAGTCTCCGTTGGAAAAGCCATGGCCCACAGCCGTGACGACTCCAGCCGCAGCCTGGGAAATCCCAGTAATAACCTTGGCGGCTTCGAGCGTATAGCCTTCGTTCTGGATGAACCGAATGTAGTTGTCGCCGAAAAGAATTATATAGCTATTAGCGGCGTCAGGAGAGAATTGGAACTTGGTCCAGGTTACTTCCTTATCATCATGCTGGATCGGGACGATATACTTGGTGCCTGGGCGTGTGGAGGCCCCACCACGGTAGTCGATAAACCAGTTGTGGGCCTGTGCCACGCCGAGTTCATACTTCTCGAAATCGCCGCGAAAAAAGAGCTGGGAGGAAAGCTCACCGGCCCCAAACGAGTGAATGATATAGTCAACCGCCATTGACGCCGCCTACGTTTACGAGGAGAGACCCGTTGGGGTAGATGAATTTTTGCGAGCTTGCATTGCCGTAGCCACGCGCCGAGAACCATTCGGGCATAGCTTCGTAGGTTTCTTCGTCGGAATTGCTGGCATAGACCTGGGCTTCTACGATAAGCTGATTGGCCTGGCCTTGCAATTCCCGCCCGAGGCTTTGCGAGCCGGTAAGCTTCCCACTGATGACTGACGCGAGACCGAAGACGACTGCAAGCCGAAACGAGTCGTCCCACTGCGTGATGTCGGTGAGGTAAGAAGTGTAAGAAAGGATTGGCACAGCGATATTGGTGGAAAGGCGCGCTTTGCCCGAGACCTGAGAAATCTCAAAGGGTTCCCAGGTTGTAAGGGCGCGTGGCCGTACCATATCGGCTGGAAGATTGAAGGAGTAACGATAGCCTGGGGCAGGAGCACCGGGCACCCAGGTCTCGTTCTCGTTTTCTCCGAAGGGTGCGAGACGCATGTAAGATGATGCTGCGGGCCAAGGAGCAGCCCGCAGCACCTGTTTCAGTATTGTCTCGTACCAGAGTACGCAAACGCGGAGCTCTGGCGAGTTCTCGGTTTCGCTTGCAATGGAAGCCCTGACCTTACAAGCGCCGAGAGCCTGATTGAATACTGAAACAACCGTGTCAGCCATGAAGGCCTCCGTTTAGAGTTTAGCGTCGGGCTTTTTCCCGCTCTTCATGGCCTCAAGTTCTTCGCGCAACTCGGCGATCGCTTCGGCGTGGGCGAGGGCCATTTCCTTGGCTTCCTTTTCCAGCTTCTCGATACGCGCCTTCTGCGTGAAGACCTCGTTGACATTGCGGACGGGCCGATTTTTGGCCCGCTCCTTTTTCAGTTCCTCGAAGCGGGCGAGGACATTCTTGTCCGCCTTGAGGATCTTGGCCGAGTCGGAGAGGCTTTCGACGGCCTCGTCCGGCATCTCGACTCCGAACGCCGAAGGCTTGAACAGCTGGCGATCGTAGTACATCTTGGTCTGGAGCTTGACAAGCATTAGTTAGCTCCTTCCGGGTAAGCGCGCCAGGCCGGCGGGGTGAGCGTGAGGCCCGAAGTGACGACGAGGGTTGCCAGCGCACTGGCTCCGACATTGGCGCACTGGAGCCCTAGGTACCGTTCGGAAACGATACCGTGCGGCAGCGGGAAGGCGAGAACCGTTCCGGCGGGCAAGCTGGCGATCGGGATGGCGCCGGTCGAGACGAGCTGCGTAGCGGAACCATCGGTGGCAGGGATGCCGGTCGAGTCCGTGACGAGTTTGAACTCGACCGAGGTGGCGCCAGTCGGAGCCGTGTCGATCTTGATGTACCAGTAGATCGGCGGGTAGCTGCCAACATCACCACCAACCGTGGCGAGGAGGTCGATCACGTCGCCGACGTTTCGCGTACCTGCGGCGCCCGATACAGCTTCGTCAGCTCCGAATTCATTGAGAAAGTCGAGTATCATTGTTTCGCTCCTTATGCGAAGGTGATGACGGTTTCGTCGGTGGCGAGTGCATCGACGCGCTTCATCGGAATGCCCTGGAAGTTCATCAGCATCTTGCCGCCGACGTTTTCCATGGACAGGGTGGAGTTGGAGGTAAGATTGACCGTCTGCTGACGGACCTTCTCGCGCATCGTCCGGCTCATGTAGAAGGCGGCGCGGCCGTTGAGGTTCTGGACGCGCTCCATCGCCGAGTACATGAGATCAGGCAGAACCACGTCAGTGCCGATGGTCGGATGAGCCTTCAGCGTATCGACATCGATGTTGCAGATACGAGCGACGTAGCGCCAGTCGCGGACGGTCAGGCCGGCCTGGACCTTGTAATGCGTCGTCAGTGCCTGCATGAGGCCGTTGCCATCCGGGGCGGCGACGGTATCTTCGCCTAGGTCACGCATTTCGATGCCCGATCGCGAGCCCTTGGGAACGATGCCGAACAGGGACTGGGGTCCCCAAACGACGAGCCAAATGGACTGGAGCGTCCCGGTGGTGGCGCCGGCGTTAATGAGCTGGCTGCCGTTCTCCGCCGTCGGATCGTTGAAGCGGGGAACGAGGCCGGTGAACTTGGCTTCATCCACGCCCTCGTCGCCGTAGAAGATCGTTTCGGCGAGTTCCTGCGAAATGCCCTCGATATGGGCGGCGTCTTCGGTCATGCGCCAGGCGGCAGAGTTGCCGTTGAGCATGGCGAGGTCGCGGTCGATACGGGAGTAGTCTTCGAGGTTGCCGCAGTTGTCGGTGATCTGACGGGTTGCAGACTTCGAGGGCTGAACGCCGCCGTAGAGCTTGCGCCAGGTGGGGGTCGGAAGGCCGGTGCGAATGGTGGACTTGTGGCCGGTGATGAGGTTGCCCTCCTGCCAGACCATGTCGTCCAGGATCTCATTCGTCGAGTTCAGCATTTCGACGATGTCGGTCTCGATCGAGCCGTCGGGCGTCATGCGCTGCGACAGGTCGAAGAGGGTGGGGTATTTTGCGTCCAAGACTGCCATTGTTGTGTCCTCTTAGGGGTTCATTCCAGGGTACATGCGTTGAGCGGTGGACTCCTTGGTCGTGGGATTTCCGCCGCCCGCTGGGGCGCCTTCGGCAAATCGATCAGCCATTTTGACGAAGAACTTTACGATCTCCGGATGGCTGCCGGCGCCTGTGGCATCCAAGGCCTGACGCAACTCCGGTGTACCCTCGGCGTCAATGAGCTTGGAAACTTTTGCGAGGTTCGGGGCGAGGTTGGCGCCACCGATCTCAGGATCTGATTTGACAGCAGTTTCCCATTCGGCCTGCTGCCTTTGAACTTCTGCGACCATCTGTTCGCCGACGGTCTGGATTGCGGACTGGACCAGCGTGCCGTGCATTTCGACCAGCTTGTTGGCGCGGTCCTTGGGCGAGAGCTTGTCGTCGTTGAAAAGGTCAAGCAGGGCCGAGGCTTGCTCGTCCGAAACTGTGAGGCCCTCGGGCAGGGCCAGGTCTTCGCGGGTCAGCGGGACGACAGGCTCGGGCGTCGTGGCGGGCGGCTCCGCCGGGGTCGTTGCCGGGTCAGGCGTTGTCGCCGGTTCCTGGGTCGTAGTCGTCGTATTCTGCTGCGCCGGATCGGGCGTCGTCGGAGGTGTTGTCGCTTCCTGCGTCTGCTGTTCGTCTGCCATCTTTACGCTCCTTGAGCATTTCGAGGTAGCCTTCGGGGTAGGTTGCTATACAGCGCTCCTGGACCTTTTGGCCGACCTCCAGTAGGCCGCAATTGAAACCCGTTACCGTAGGGTCCTGGGAGAAGGGATTGCGGTTTATCCCTGTCTGCTCGAAAAGCCACCACAGGAAGTCACGGCCTTTGTCCGTTACTAGCAGGGCTTTGAAAGCTTCATCGACGTTCAGCTGGAAGATTTTTTCGCGGGCCGCTTCCTGCTTGGCGTCTTTCTTCAGTTTCAAGTCTTCATGTTGGGCCATAATGGCATCCTTCGGTCAGGAAAGCAAGCGGCTGGCCCTCAGGCCAAGAGGGCTTGGAGGGCATTAGAGCCGCCGCCTACGTCGGTTTCGCTGAGTGTTTTTGCGCCCTGCACAAGTTGCTCACCCTGGACAGCGGCTTGCTGCGCCTGGACCTGATCTTGCTGCTGTTTGAGCACGGCCTGGAACTCTTCGGGCGTCCGAATGTGTGAGGCTTTGACGCCGATGTCACGGGCATAGTCACGGAGCATTTCGTCCCAATTCGGGAGCTCGAGTGTGGTCGGGATGATCTGGCCGATCTGGGCGATGACCTGGAGGAGCCGTTCGGTCGGGGCGGCGCCGACAGCGGACTGTGCGACAGAGAGGATCGAGACGTACTGGACCTCGATGGCCGCGTCCTTCAACTGTTCAGGAATTTCCGGCAGAAGCCCTGCGCGGAGCATGATTTGGAAGTAGCGATTGACGACGGGGTCGAGGGCTTCGTTCTGGAAGCGCTCCAAAACGGCCGCAAGCAAGACGAGCTTTTCTTCACGCCGTGCATCGATCTCAGTTGCACTTCGCACGGTCTCAAGCTGCGAGATCATCTTGAAGAGATCGTTGTGGAAGATTTCGCGGATGCGAGTGCGAACGTCTTGGATGTCGGCGGAAAGCTCGGCCAGAGGGATCTGAACCTGATAGGCGGCCTTCACGCCGACATTATTAACACCTGCGACGTAGGTAACGCCGCGAGGGAGAAGGGCGTTGGGCTTGCCTCGCAACTGAATGTCGGCGATGACCGGAGGATCGACGAGCTTGTCGAGGCCCTGGCCCTTCTTCTTCGTTTCATGCTGAAGCTGGATGATGTCGCCGAGGGCATCCATAGAAGGGCAGGTGCCATAGGGGTCATTGCCCGTGGTTTCCCAGCGAGCCGCGAGAACCGGGAACTCGTTGTAGCCGCGATGGTCGAGAAGCTCGCCGGCCGGGGCGCCTTCTGCCCAGTAGACTTCGCGGAACTTAAACTTCGAGGGAATGCCGGTGTCAGGCCGATTGGGCTCGATGAGGTGGCGAATGGTAATGGTGTGGGAGAGGTGCGCGCCGCCGAGCTTGTACTTGGCCCTGTGGACCTCTGACAAAGCTTCTTCGCCCCAACGCTGAACGACCTGGCGAAGTGTGTAGTCGAACTTGCGGGCGAATGTGTCGATCTTGAGGGCGTCGTTTTGGGCCAGCGTATATTCACCGCAGGCTGGGTTGTAGCAGCGCACAACGGTCTCGAAGTCTTCGTAGACGATCATGGTGGCGGTGCCGAATACGACGAGGTCGAGGTACATGACGGCCATGGCGTTGTAGAAGTTCGAGTCGGCCATGATGCGAAGCATACGACGCTGGACCTCGTCAAGCCAACGCTGCACGATGAGGTCGGCGTCGAGTGCCATGTCCCCTGTGCGAAGCTTGAACCACGGACGGCTGGGAGAAGTGATGCCGTTCATGAGGCCGGCCGCGAGAATGCGTGCTGCAGTCGTGCCAGTCGCATCGAGGATGTTGGGGTTCTTGGTCATCCTCGAGCGGCGTTCGGTAGGGCTGCAAAGCCAGTTATAGCGCCGGGGCAGAAGGTAGTCGGCCAGAAGCTTGTAGTGCGGCTTCCAGTCGTTCCATTCTGTGTCCATGCTTGCGAGCATGGCCTTGATTTTTCCATGCGCCTCGGCGCTAATTTTCTTAGGCATTATGCGCTCCCGAGAAGAGACTTACGGCCAGAACGGGCGGTGGAGGTCAGGCCCGAAACGGTGAAGGAAGGAAGGCTGCGGGCGAGGAGAGTTCCCTGCATCCCGCCAGCAGAGGTATCAGCGTTGGCATCGGCAGTGGTTGCGGCGTAGGCCGGCTTGGGGGCTTTTTCAATTTTGGGGGCGAAGCTCATTGGTAGACTCCTGTTTGGTAGGGATTGTAATCGTCATACTGCACGGCTTTTTCTTGCAGAGGCTTTCCAAAGGGATCGACCGGAGGCGCGAGCATTGGGAAAGCGAACGTGCAAGCGAGGGCGTCGGCGATGTTAGGGCTCGGCACACCGCGGCGGCGCATGTCTTCTTTCTTTTCCAGCTGGATGGCATCGCGGCCGTTGAAGCCGTACTGGGGGTCAGAGATTTCATCAACGAGGGTGCGGTCGGAACCGGGCACCTCGAAAGGGTGGATGAGGCCGGTGCGGAGCCAGTCACGCATGGCGCCCCAGATTTCAGCCCGCTTGTTGGCGTACTTGACGCCGGACTCGGAATTGACGCCGTCGGGTTGCGCGGAAAAGTTAACCGCCACTACGTTGATGGACATGTGGCGCAGTATGTCAACGACGCCGCCGCCCATGCCGGTCTCGTCAACGAAAACAACCGAGGCCTGATAACGGTCCATGGCGACTACGATCTTGCGGGCGAGCTGGACGTTGTCGAGCTTGGCATAAATTTCAGGCTCCCGCGAGCGAGCGTCGTGGCCCTGGCGCGGATAGATGACTGAGTAGTCGTCGCCGAAGCGAGCCACGTCAACGCCGAGGACAACGGGCCAGGGGTTATTGTCGTTGGCATGGGGCCGCTCGGCTGAGGCTCGGGCGTCGTTGATCGAAATGAAGGACTCGATGTCGATGCCGGGAAATTCACCTCGGACACGAACGCGCACGAAGTCGGAGTCCTCGCCGTAGTCATCGACCCAACGCTGGAGCTGGGACTTGTTCGTGATGGCGACCGAGCGGGAGTCAATCTTGCGGCTACGCCAGCGATGGGCGAACTTGCCCCTGTCGAAGCACTCGTAGAAGCGGCCCTTGTTCCGAGTTGGGTTACCAAAAACGCACCAAATGATCTCGGTGTTTTCGTCGGTAAGGGCGCCCTCGGTAACTTCCCAGATAACGTCAGGAATGGCCGAGGCTTCGTCAAACACGACGAGGATGCGGCGGCCCTGGTTGTGCATACCTGCGAAAGCTTCGGTGTTACGCTCAGACCAAGGGACCATGTCGATGCGCCAGGTCTTTTCGTGCTCTGGGTCCGCCGAGAAAATGGCCGTGGCGGTGAACTTGAACAAGTGCCTGCCGATGAAAAGGCGATGCCACTTTGCCACCTCGACCCAGGTTTTTGTCTTGAGCTGGTTTTCGGTATTGGCCGTGACGACGCCCTTGGTGTCGGGCATGGTGGAGACGGCCCACCAGATGAGCATAGCGACGAGGGCTGACTTGCCGATGCCGTGGCCAGAGGTGCGGGCGAGCTGAATAGCCTGGTCGATCGAGATAAGCCCCTCGCGAATGTCGCGGAGTAGTTCCAGCTGCCATGGGTCCGGCGCCGGGAACTTGGCGAGTTCGGTCCCAGGCTCGCCCCATGGAAAAGCCCACAGGACGAACTCGTCTGGCTTGTCGGAGTAGTAGGCCAGAAGGGACAGAAGCTCGTCGTTGAGGGGATCGCTCATTCGATATCGAGCTCCGGCATGGCGTTGATCGTCTTCATCCGCTGGCGGGCGGCGTCCATGCGCGAGGCGATGCCGATGTTAACGGAGACCTCGGTCTTGGCGGAAGGTCCGAAGCCTACGCGGTCGGCGGTCTTTGTCAGGATGTCGAGGAGCTGGCCCGTGGAGAAAGCATCGGGCTCGTCTTCCAGCCTGTCACGAAGTTCGGCCAGGGCATCGGCTGAGAGGCCGGCCAGCTGCTCGTGCATGTCGAAATACTTCTCATCGACCTGGTCCTTGTAGAAGCCGATAAGTTCCTCAAAGGCCGGATCGTCCTTCAGAATGGAGATGCGCGAAACTGTGTAGCCAGTCACGGCGGCACAGGCCTGCACCGTCTGACCTGCGGCAATAAGGCGTGCGAGCAGGTGGTGGCGGTCACGGATTTTGACGAGGGCGGAGGGCCGAGTCCCACGCTCCGAGGAAAGGGTGGCGAGGTCTGCGGGTCCGAGGTCTCGGTCATGAAAAGCCGCGATCTGCTTGGCGGCCCTGCCCCGCGTGCGCGGCGCGATGTCGAGGTCTAGGTCCATGAGGGGCTCCTAAGAGGTTTTGGAATTTGGGTCAGTATAGCTCGGCGCGGGCCGGGAAGCAAGGGGCCAGCTCGGAGGGCAGGTCTTCTTTTCTGTTTTCAGGGTGGGAGCTGGTTCCAGGTAAAATGCTCACAAAATTCGCGAGGGGGGTGCATAACCGCGGCCCCCTGGGGGTACCGGCGAAAGGCCCCCTAGCTTAGGAGAAGAAAAAGCCGCGCAGGGGGTGGGTGGGTAAGGTAGCGCGCAGGTGGCGGGAGAATGGGGAATAAAAAAGTTTGCGTGCTGGCCTTGACATGGCCCCGCGACTCGCTTATGTAAGGGGCATCGAACAACGAAAGGAGCTTGGTTATGGCGGACATAAAGGTTATTGAATACAAGGGGTTTACGGTGGAAGTCCGTTCGGACTCCGTATTCTTCACGGCTTATGACTCGTTTGGGGAACCATGCGGGACTATCCAGCGGCCTTCGCGATTGCATGGGAATAAGGACTGGCTCGCCCATGTTGGGACTGGTCAATGTGTGCAAGCTCACGGCGTTGGTCCGAGGCAATGCCTCCGGTCAATTGCCATTTACCACGGCGCATGATATTTCACGGCTATGGCAGGGGGAGACTCTGCCATGTCCGGGCAATATCGCCCATGACGAAAGGAACGAACATGACTACGATTGGCAAAATGGTAGCAGAGGCGCTGCGCGGCGCAATGCTTGAAACGACTGTCGCGGGGAAAGTCTTCACGATTGATCCGGCGAAGCTCCCGGACAATGCCCTGCTTGACCTGCTCCGCTACGGCACGCAGCGCCGGTTCAATGACGCGACGGGCGGGAGTGATAAGACGACGGCTGACAAGCACGCGAAAGTTGAAGAAATGATCGCGGGGTACTATGAAGGCGTCACGTCGGCGCGTCGTGTCGGCTCTGGCGTGGACGAGTTGACCAAGATCATGCGCCAATTTGCACAGGCCCTGTTGAAAGAGACGCAATCGAAGGAGGTCTACAAGGCCAAGATCACGGATGCGGAAACGGCTGATCGCGAAAAGATCCTCGACTCGGTCATTGCCCGCAACCCGAAGGCCTTTGAAGAGAAGGCCGAGGCAGAATTGGCACGGCGCAAGGCCGAGGCGGCGGAACGGGCAAAGCTTGCGGAAGGTCTCGACTTGACGATTTGAACGAATGGGCGCGAGGGAATTGTCTCCCGCGCCCAAACTTTTGAAAGGGAACGACGATGAAAAAGCTTTCTTACCATAACGCCTATGGGCAAATTGTGACTTATCCAATCAAGGCCGAAATCACGGATGACGACGGCAGGGTTTTCTATGTTGTCGGGCCAGTCCCCCTTGGCATGTATGACACGCGCCCGCCGTATGATGTTATTCCGAAAGACTCGGACGCATGGCGGCACGAATAAGCCGGACGGCAAGGCAGAATGAAAGGGCGAGTCTTTGGGCTTGCCCCTTTTCTTTTCCGGGCCATCCGTGGGCCGCGCCATGCCGTCCGGCCATGGTGACACGGAAAATCCCCGCAAGCGCGCCACGGGCCAACGGTGGCGGAATGGCGGGCCATTTGGCCGCCCATGCTTTATATCTATCCCGCACCCGCGCATGGAGTCCTTTCCGAAAGTCCATCCCGCAAGTTGGTGTAGGGTTCCCCTACATTGTATCAATCGACACCTTCTCTCCCTTCCTACTATCGGCGGGGCTGGTCCGGAGGCGTGGGGCTGGTCCCGTCAGTTTCTGTCATAGCCAGCCCCCGCCCTCCCGTTTCCGTCCGATCCGTACCACAGGCCTCGGACTTGCTCTTTCGCCCGACCCCCTCTCAAAATTAGGTAGTATACTTTCAGTTCCCTTCCGCCGCGCTCTTTCTTGAGTTTTTTTTTTTTTTTTTTTTTTTTTTTTAAATACAGTAAGGGGGGGGGGGGGGGGGGCGGGGGCTCAGAGAAGGCCCCAACAGAAA